ACAATCATCTTCACATTTGCACAGGATTCAAAGACTATCACGAATCAGGTCGGATACTCAGCGTACAATGGAACGGCGAGTCGGCTCCTGTGGAATGCGACCAACGCCAACGGCGCACCGTATCCATGGTATGGCCTTTTCAATCTAGGCAGTGACGGCATCTCAATCAACAGGGGCACCTACACCGACGCAGGAACTGGCGCGTTCCTGCATGCGTGGGAGATCGGTTTTTGGTATCAGGGGATGGGTGTCAACGGCTCAATCTCCAAGATCTTCGACAAGGCGTGGGGTGGCTTTTCGATTCAGATCCAAAACAACCAGATCAGTTTTATGCGTGCATCTGCGACGTCGGGAAACTATGTTATGTGGACATCGGACCGGACAGTCTCGCCAGGCACGACGCTATATGTTCAAGTAGCCGTCAACATCCCGGCAAATCCACGATCGGTCGCTGCCAATAACGTGAGTATCTACGTCGGGCAGACACCGAACAAAGGTACTCCGGTCGCTCCGACTAAAACAAACGTCACGGTGACGCATACAAGTTCTGATACATCGTGGTATAACGATGCGACCGGGGCGAATTCCGTTATCGCAAATTGCAGCTCAGGATGTTCTAACTACAACTGCAACATGGGCGTGATCATATACCGCGAGTTTTATAATGAGGCTCCGAATTGGGCGACGTATTCGGATTGGTCAACGGACTCCGCCCGTTGGAATCCTGCCGTTGCGACAACGATCTCTTGCACGCCGAGCACGACGACGCCGAATATCGGACAGAACTACACAGTGACCGGAACGCTTCAAACAACTGGCGGCGTTAAACTCGCAGGCAAGTCGATCGACGTTTGGTGGTCAAATGATGGCTTTGCGACAGGGCACGTCGCGTATGGTTATTGCACGACCGACAGCAACGGCAATTATTCTTACACACAAACCGGCGAGGCCGCGCCGGGCGAATGGGAGTATGTTGCATTTGAAGGTGACTCAGGGCATCATTCATGCGACAGTTCCGGCTCCGTTTGGCACGCAGTAGGACAGGCAGTCTCAACGGCGATCACTGAATATGCGAGTACGACCAATCCGACGGTCGGGGCGTCGTTCAATATTTATGGCACGCTAACATCCGGCAGCAGCAAACTCACAGGCAAGTCGATCGACTTATCGGCCAACGGATCATACGTTGACACGGCGACGACCGATTCGAATGGCGTTTATTCCTTCATCATCCAGTCAGCAGTCGCAGGCGATACCTATTACGACGTGAGTTTCACCGCGACCGGGAACTATCTCGGCTGCGATGATGAGATAATGGTCACCGGCGAGGAAGATCAGGATACGTCATCGCTCACTTGCATCGCATCGACAACAACGCCAAACGTCGGGGACATCTTCACCTTGTCAGGCGTGCTCGAAGACACGACGACAAGCGCAGGGTTCTCCGCGACGGTCACACTGTCAACGGGGCCGACAACTACGTCGGACAGCAACGGGAACTATTCGTTCTCTGTTACGGCGCTCGCAGGGACGCTCACGTATTATACGACGTATGCAGGAACAACCACGCAAGCGGCCTGCTCAAGTCCGACGGTGACTATCGTGGCAATAATCGTCGTCACGACAACGGTCGTCCCCGCGATGGTGACGGATGTGCCGACGCCAACATTCTTACAGTATATTTATGCGAATCCGCCGGTCGTGCCTGCGATGATAGCCACGGCAGGGCTAAACCCGACGATACAAATCGGTTATACGATTACGACGACAGTCGTTGGAATGGAGATTGCGACGGTCATTGTCTATCCCGACGTTGAGCACATGTGGGAGTTCTGCTTCCCGGCCGTTGCGACAGGCAGCGAACTCAGGGCGCGACCGCTGATCGTCAGTCAACTCAGCACACAAGTCACCACTGAGGTCGTCGGAGACTGCATTATCGAGACGCAGAACTATACAGGTATTGAGGAATCTGAGACCGTGACAACGGACGTCGTTCCGGCGATGGAGATCGCAGCGATTGATCCGTATGCCAAGATCGCGTTCCAAGAGATTGATTATTACACGGTAACGCTTGACGAGGAACTCGATGTCACGTCGACACTCACCGATACGATCGACCTTGTCGCCGTGGTGACTGACGAGATCGATCTTGAATTGGAGGTCGTTACTGAATGACGAACACTGTGGATATTAACATCGACGAACGGGCCTCGCTATTGGTCAACGTGAATTTGATCACGCCGACCGGAGTTAAACGGGACATCACCGGATGCAGCATAACATGGAACGCTACATTCAACGGCGACGTCCTGATCGGGCCGAAGACTGTCGGGGCCGGGATCACACTCGGAACGCCCGATCTCGACGACGTGATCAGTTACTTCACGATTGCATTCTTACCGACCGATACGCCGTTACCGGATACGAAGACATACGGCGTGGCAATAATCTATGATCACGAAGCGCGGCTCACACTGTCGAGCAATCAATACATCGGAATTCGAGGGCGGATGTTCATAATGCCGTCACAAACCTGAGACTTAGGAGGAAAAATAATATGCCAACACCAACGCCGGGACAGGACGGCTATGATCCAAACGTTCAAGGAGTCCCGGTCAATTTAATCGGCGGCAGTTTGCAGGTCGCCATCGGAGAGGTCGCACTTGGGGCTGCAGATCCGGGCCTCGTCGCACTACTCGCGGGAATTGTCGGGCCGGTCGCGTCGGCACATACAATCGCAGACCTTTACACGCTCGCAACGTCGGGATCAGGGTTTAAGATACAAGGGTCAATCTCAGTATCATCAGTTCCAACGGATTCAACGCTCGCAACCGCATTAATCGGGACGAACTCAAAGACATTCTCTGACGTCGTAACGGCAATCGGCAACCTGCCACAGACGCAATTCAACGGAGCGGTTACAAACGCAGTCCTCACCGCAGTTGAAGACCAAGCCGTTCATTACCTAGCAGTCAGAGACTCCGTTCTTGGCGGATGTATCACAAGCAACGTAGTATCGGTTCAAACGATAGCACCCACAGCACCAGTATCAGGATCAATCACCGAAGCCGACACAAATGCACACCGTTTCGCAGCCAGCGCAACACCCTGTGGGTCTCGCGTGAAAATCGTAGCCGATACAGGCAACAATGCAGCAGGCGTCCGTATAGGTGGTTCTACCCCTGCGTTCCCACTGTACCCCGGTCAGTCAACAGACGTCGCAATAAATGACCTGCACAACCTCTATTACCAATTTGGCTACGCAGGCGACAAGCTATATTATATTCAATCGGCTTAGGAGAATAAATGACAGCATACGGCGCACTATGGACTGGCACATCATCGCCAACACTCACGCGGCTTAATACCGGCGGTTCTAATCTAACGGTAGGCACGACAGTTCAACCGTGGGGTGGTATGCAGCGGTGCAACGTCAATGACCAGGGTATTCCGGTTGCGTGGTGTACCTCTAGCGCGGGGGGCTGTGGTTATGATGACTACGGCTCGAACGGGCAAGTTATGGTGCGGGTTCCCGCATTTTATCAATACACCGATACGACCGGGTACACCGCAACTGCCACCTCAAACGCACAGGCGAGTAGTGGTCAGGCAGTTATTGACCTTACCAGCACGACTGGATTTACGGCGACAGCGCATCCCGTGGTTTTTATCACTGACGGAACGAACATCGACTATGGTATCATCAGTTCAGTAGGAAGCAGCCCCGCATCTATTACATTAGGTGCAAACCTAGCGCATACGTACGCTTCCGGCGCCACCGTAACCGAATACACAACCGCACGGTGGATTAGCAACGCTTTAGGTGATTCAATACCGCTTCAAAATACAAACTTAAATCCAAACACTCACACAATCACAGCCGCAGACCTACACCCCGCGTTCATAGTAGATGGTGTTGCTAAACCGTATGCGTTAGTCGGTGCTTATGAAGGGTACATAAGCAGTAGTAAACTTCAATCAATAGCGGGCGTCACCCCAACAACAGTACAAACAAAGGCAACACACAGGACTGCTGCGGAATTACGAGGCGCAGGATGGGAACTTATGACTATCCAAATGTACGCTGCGCTTCAGTCCCTTGAAACTATAGAATACGCAAGCTTAAACTCACAGACCACATTAGGAAACGGAGTCTCAACAGGTTCATTAATAAACACGGGGTACACCGCAACCGCAGGAACGGCACCAAGCGGCAATGCTTCTTACGGTTCAACAAGCGTCACCACGGCAGCGATGAGCTACAGGGGTGTTGAAAACGTATATGCGAACATCTGGAAGTTTGTCGAAGGTCTGCGGTGCGACACGAGCGGTAACTACTGGATCGCACCGCAGACGAACGCACTGACATATTCTGATTCTGGCGCCCCTAGCACACCATATATAAACACAGGCTCTATACTTCCTGCGGGCGCCAGTCTTCCAACAAACGTGTATACAACAGGCGCACTTTCTTGGGCGTTTCTTCCAAGCGCAGAAGGAGGTTCTGTCTCCACCTACTTCCCAGATGCCTCAGATTTAGCTGCTATAGGTACAAACGAAATTTTTATTGTAGGGAACGCACCGGCGTTGGGGACAGGCTGTGGACTCTTTGCTATAGGGAACGTGGCATCCACTGCGACTTACTACTCGGCGTACTACCCTATTGGTGCAAGGCTCCAGTACTTCCCACAGTAAGAGGATAAGATGACAACAATCCCGTGGAGAACCAGTTGTAGAAACAGCAGTACAACGATAATCGCCGCCGAAAACACTGTACGCAACAACGCCGCTGATTTGATATGCACCGGAACCGATGACCAGTACTTAATTAACGACGTTATAGTTGACCTCCCATCAACGGGGGGTCGGATTCTTTTCCTTGACGGCACATACAATATCGACACATTGACGGTGAACGACGTAGGCACGCAGTACAACGGGATTTACATCAATCGTTACGCAGACTATTGTAGTATTACGTTAGAGGGTGAAAACCTCCCATGGTCTACCGCTTATTCAGCATATGCACCGTCGGGGGGTGTATGGTTTAAAACAAACCCTAGCGCATACACAGGTCACGCAACCGATGTGTGCAACACTATCGGAACACCGTACGGAGAGATGCCTATGGCTAGTTTTCCGGGCCAGAGTGTACAACTTAAAAATCTATACGTGACAGTCCCGAGTCAAACGATTAATAAATCTGCGATTGATTTGGAATATGTTACTGGGGCGCAGCTTGATAGCGTGCGTGCTATGTATGACGGTAATGCAGGTGCCCCACCTTTAGGTACATATGGGATTAAGTTACCGTGGGGTGGCAAAATAGGGCCAATCGTTTTACTAAACTGTGTGGCATATGGGTTTCAGTATGGGATGGCGCTGCAAGGGGAACACTTCATCGGGATTGGTTGTTTTGGCATCGAATGTACATACCCCTATATTTTTAATGCTGGGAACGGCATGCACACCAACTCGATTCTTAACTGTGGTGAGCAGTGGTGTCCGAATGGCCCCGTATTCGCAGGGGATAACGGCGCGTTGATTGACCTTATAGGTTATGATATAGAATTTAAATTAGCCGGTTGGTACTCACGTGTCGCTGGTGCGACTGAAACCAATCCCGGTTACATGGGGGGGACTATAACCTATTCAGCAGTAAAAGCGGGTGTAGGGCTTACGGAACTTCCATTCTGGGCACCCGGTTATGGCCACAAGTTCACTACGTATGAAGGACTTGCGTCGCGCACGGGAATCACGTCAAACCGACCAGTGAATCCGGGGATGTTACAGCAATTCTACGATACAACACTCAACAAACCGATTTGGTGGAACGGCACTAATTGGGTTGATGCTACGGGGACGAGCGTATGACGTGGGAGTTATTGAACATAAATCCGTGTTGGGAACCGCCAGCAGGTGAGACTGAATACTTAACTGCAACCCTCGAAACAAACCAATCAATAACCGTGCCAATAGGCTGGAACGTTTAAGAAGGAGTTTAAGAAAAATGACCTTAACACCGATTCAAGGCCACCTGTATTACTACGGTGGCACACTACTCGACGGCGCATCTGCCCAACCCACAGTTGCAGGAACGTCAGACGCAAAGATAGACTGGTTGAACGACCCAATATACGCCGCGTTGGTTGGCCCATATTCACCGCTTGGCACAACACTCCCAACGTTTTTCACGCAGGATAAAGCAAACACCAGCTCAATGGGTAAATACTGGAGTCAGATAAGTCAGTTCGATATAGCAAGCCAAACAAACTTTACCGGCACAGGATACGCCGCAGACGGGGTGGCACTCACGACAATCGCCCCGTATCTTGACACCACCACGTATTCACCAGCAGCGTATTCAGAGCTGTTCGCAAGCACCAACACAACCGGAATGGAAAACCCCCCACTAGCAGGTGCAACTACAAACGGCTTCTACGCTACGAACATGACATACACTGGTCTGCAAGGTGTGGTTATCTACAAGAAAACCGCAGGAATAACCAGTCCTAAATATTGGCCTCTACTTGGGTATCTCGACCTGTGCGGCGGTTCGATAAACACTACTTCATCCGGGACAATCTCAAACGGGCAAACTACCGCAATAGCCGTCGCAAGCACCACAGGATTCGTCACCTACGCAGCGGGGGCGGGCGCTGGAAACATTGGCGGGCAGGTTTATGTCGGTGACGGTTCGAACTGGGAAGCAAACACTATCAGTTCAATCAGCGCAGGCGTATCAATCACCCTTACCAACGCAACAGCTCACGCATATGCAAGTGGCACAAAGATACTACAGGCAAACAACGCAAGCGGCGATAAGGTGCAGGTTAACCTTGGAACGGCTGTTGGAATGTTTATGCGGTTACTAGCTTAAGCGTAAGGCAGAAATGAATGACAACGTGGACAGTAACGGCACCCCCGGCGAAGAGTGCATCAACATGCGTATGCTCATCCCCACGGATGCTAACGATGCTGTGGACAACCAACAGCAAACCTGCGATGAGCGCTGGGTTAGCGTGTTGCAGTCCAACGTATCAACTAACTCACCTAACGACATGGGACTTTACGACAGCGAACGCATACACACAGGCGTGGGAGTCGGAAGCGAATTATGCTTCGATAGACGTTTTATCAATTCTTCATACCCTAAACTCAAATCCAATCGCATCAGCTTCATTCGCAGGTTGTTCGTTGCTGGAGATAATAGCGGCATTATGGATTCTGGACTCGAATCCTGCTCAGGTAGTTTCGCTTGTTGGATGCTCACAACTGGAGATTATAGCGGCACTGTGGCTACTAGCAACGAGTTCAATTCAGTCAGTTTCAACAGTAGGCTGTTCACAGATTCTTGGATTTCCACCGTTACAACTTTGGACGAACGCGATTGTCTCGACGCAACAAGAGGGCTGCGCGAACGTAATCTGGTTGTACGACGTAGTTCACCATTTGTACACACAGCCATTAACCGCGACGGAAGTCCTCACAGGTGCGATACAAGCCGCAAAGAAGGATACAACGGCCCAGATTGAAGCAACTATGAAAAAAACGGACACAATCACCGCCGCTAGAATGTTAAAAAGAAGGAGTAGTTAAAATGGCCGCAGATGATATTAGTATAAACGCCGGAGATACGCGGTACGAATCAATCACGATTACTGATGATGCAACACCACCAAGTCCCATTAACTTGACTGATGCAACAAATATTGTGTGGGTAGCAACATCAAGTGGCAGGGTGATATTACGGAAGCACCTCACGGATAATTCTATTGTTATTACCAACGCCGCAGCAGGGCAACTTCTAATGACCATCACCAGCGATGATACGTCTACTGCTTTCGGTATCGGGTCTACGACTACAACCAATACATATCCCTACGAACTGCGGGTGTACTTTAGCGACAACACACAGGAGCTTGTTATCAATGGCGCGGCGCTTATCGTTAATCCGAGTACATCGTGTGGGACTGAAGCGACCACTCTCGTTGATTCAATCGCGCAGGGAGTGTTTTAGATGGCGAACGATTTTAGTTTTAGACAAGGAGAGACTTATACGCATTGCATTATTGTCACCGACCGGCACGCCGGAGCACCTGTTGACCTTACGAATGGGGGGAAGACATACGCATCAGCAACTGCGGGCCTTTCAAGCGGAACGGCAAGGGTTATTTTTACTGTGTATTCTGGTGCGAATCCAATACTCACGAAAGACACCGGCGGTACAACTCCGTTATTGGCTTCTGACATCACTATCGCCGCAAACCCGATTGCGTCTATTACAACGACTAAATGCGCGGCGCTTATCGCGATTACCACTGCTGACGCCTCTACACTCGTTGCTGGTTCGTACACCTACGAAGTGCGCGTGATTCTTAATGGGGTGCAAAAGGTGGTCTATCCGCTTATCGGGAACACTGCATCGCTTACGGTAAACCCCTCAGAGACGTGGAACGCGACGACGAACCTACCTCGAGTTGAACGACCCACACTCAAAGCACCTGCTGCATTGTGGGGTAAGGTATGACGCTCGCGACAATCAACAAAACAGTTTATCAAGGCGTTGACGACGCGATACCGTTCGTGATAACGGATACAACTGGCGCACCCCGCGATATTACAACCGCGTCATTTGAATGGACTGCATATCACAATGTAACAGGGGATGTTCTTACTAAAACAATCGGTGACGGTCTTGCATTAGGCGATGAAGATGGACAAGTAGCTGTTCTGTTCACTGCCGACGAGATGACGATTCCGCCACTCACCTACACATATCAATTAGAAATGACGATCACCGTCGCGGCCGTCACGACAACAACGCTCGAGGCGTGGGGATACTTGCAGGTCGAACCCGGGCGGATTCTCGAGGAGGTCACGCCATGAAGTACACACTCAAGGTTATCACGCCGCCGGAACGATGGCCGGTCGAGAGGGCCGACGCTATGAACATGGTTCACCTCGACCCCGACAATCCAAACAATGCCCGCGATCAAATGCTCCTTGAAGATCTGATCGCAGCGGCAACGAGCAAGTGCGAGCAACTCACCGGCCGGGCGTTTATCACACAAACGCTCGAGCTGACACTGACGCCGGTCATAATCCCAAAAGTCACCTCGGGGATCACGACATACGCATACGAGCAACTCCCCGAGACGATCAAGATATGGCGGCCGCCGTGCCAAACGATCACCGGGATCACAGCGACGGCGCAGGATCTCAGTGTTCACACGATCTCTCCGACGATCTACAACGCCGACATAGATCAGGAACCCGCGATGATCCGACTCAACTTCAATGCGTGGTGGCCGTTCTACATTCGCGGGTGGTATAAGATACAATACGTCGCGGGATACGGGGATAAACTCACCGATGTTCCCGCACCGATCCGTCACGCTATCCGAATCACAGTGGCGCAATGGTGGGCGTCCCGAGAGAACTTCGATTATACCGTGCCGACGCAGGCCGTCGACCTGCTCGACAACTATGCAATAGAAGCGAATGATCTGATATGACCGCACAACCTTCGCTCACACAGAAATACGGATGGCTGATGAAAAACACCGGCCTCGATAACGAATGGTATGAGCAATGGCAAAAGATCTTTGTCGACCGGCCGAAGGGAACGATCGACGCGGCACGCGCAACGCCGCCGGATTGGGAGCCATACCTCAGCGGGCCGGATGGACAAGGGATCTCAGCGCAGATCAGCGAACCCGTCCCCGAGGACACGATACAGGCATTCGCTCAGGGCGTGCGGATAACCTTCGCCTTCAAGGTTCGCCGTGACACGAGGATCAAAGAGAATATGCAAGTCCGATGGTGGTATGAAGGGGATTATCACATTGGCAGGATTCACATGATCACAAACATCGCGGGAGATTATCACTATATGAACCTCAACATTGTCGAAGGCACGACACAAGCGGAGGAGTATCTCTAATGGCTGCGCCGCCTGCTCCGACCCGCTCGCCTGTTCTCAGCGCCTCAGTTATGGGGGCCGATCAATTATTGGGGAAGTGGAGGGCCGCTGAGACAACGCTCAAGACGCGGATCGTCAAGGATCTCAACGCCTTCACAATGTTGACCGCGTCCCGGCTCAAGGCTAAAGCGCCACGCGGAGGGACGTCAGGACTCGTCAACGGGATTCACGCAGTCCCGGGAACCGTGGGGAACCCGACGACGACGATTGTCTCGACGGCCAAATATACCGGATGGGTCAGAGAAGGAACAAAGCCGCATCCGGTAAGTGAGGAGGGGCAAGCGGCGATCGCGCAGTGGGCGAAGCGCAAGGGAATCCCGAAGGAAGCGGTCTATCCGATCATTGCGAGCATACGCAAGAAGGGAACAAAGGCGAATGACTTTATCACTCCAATCATTGAACCGGCCAAGGCCGAGGCAGTCAGGATAATGACGGCCTCTCTCGAGGTATTAAAACTATGACCTTCGCAAAAAAGAGTCCGCAGTTTGAACTCCGTGTATTAATCAGTTCCATCCTCCAAGGCGCGATCTCATACAAGGGCGCAATCGTGCCGGTCTTCGAGACGATCCCGAAGGGAATGCCGCTCCCATATGTGTGCCTTGGCGATTGCACTTGGAACAATCAAGCGACCAAAGACTTTTTCGAGGATGATTATACGCTCGAGTTATACGTCTTCACCGGATATGGCGGCACGATGGATAACATCGCAATCCTTGGCGTCGTATTCGAGGCGCTCTCTGACGCGGCGATCAATGGCACGATGCAATTCGCAGATACAAGCAACTTCTGTATTCAGTTGTTCACGTTTGGGAACGGATCGACCAGCCTGCTCGCGGAGGAAGGTCTTGCCAAGAGGGTCAGAGAGGAACTCGAGCGATCGCTGCAAGAGCTTGTATTCACGATTAAACAGAATAATTAGCCGGGAGGGACGATATGCCAAAGAAAAAAGACGTTGTGGTTAAACCCGAAGAGATAGAGATGTCGGTCGAGGCAGGCGAGATTAAAAAGGAGTTTCCTAATAGGAAACAACAGCCCGAGCCTGAGCCAGTTCCAATGACTGATATGGAGATGCTCTCCGATGTAGTGAGGAAGCGGCTCAAGGCGGAGGGACTCAGGGTCAACACCGATGCCCTTCCGACCGTTGAGATTAAACAAGACTTTGTTGACGATTGCACGGCGATGATCCCGCCAAATGGAGGAATCTTAAAGGTGCGAGTGACCTGTGTCATTGCGAAAGGCTATGACACGGAGACGCGGCTGATCCTCTTTAAGGACTCGGTGAGACGAGCATTGATGAACGAACCTCTCAGGTTGCGGAGTTACGCAATCCGGTCAATCGTGACGCGAGAGGACGACTCGAGGCTGGTCGGAGTGCGGAAGTCCGTGCTCACCGTGCAAATGAAAGCCGAATTAAAATAAGGAGTGATATGAGATGGTAAACATTAGCTGCTATCCGCCCTCTTTTGAGAACGGAATGGTGACGAGGTTTTACGTCGACTCGACCGCCCTTGCCGGAGTTACACAAGGCGCTCCGACGTGGGTCGGGATTGGCGGTGAAACGACCTCAAAGATGAGTGTTAAAACTGTTACTGCGGACGCCACGAACAAAGACAGCGCCGCAGGATTGGCGATTGCCGTCGGTTACGATTGGTCATTGACCCTTGATTGTCAGTGGAACCTTACCGATCCCGGCCAAATGCTCGCCCGGAACATGCCAATGGGTCTCGAGATGAGGCGCGTCGCGTGGAAGCCTAACGGCGCAACGACCGGCTACTTTGGATACGCTGTGATGGGATGGGACAGCGACGCGACCAACAGGGCCGTGACCAAACTGACGCTGACCGTCACCGGCTGCGGCGTGCTGCAATACGCTTAAACGGAGGCGTTGAACAATGGCAGGATCAGCATACGTGCCGGTCGCCTTTTCTTTAACAGGCGGCGGCATAGATCTTAACAACTTGGCAGGGATCGCAGCGGCTCCGACGGACTTGGCGCTCGACACGTTCCCGAATACGGGCAAGGAGATATTCGTGCATATCAACGCTGACTCAAGCTCGCACACGGTCACGTTCACCGAGAACAAATGCAGTCTCGGCATCGAACACGACAAGACCGAGACGACTCTCGCAGGCAAAGCCGTCCCATACGGGCCGTTTCCGACCTCAAAGTTTGGGAACACGATCGCCGTTGCCTACGATGGGACAACGATCTCGAGCGGCAAGGTCACGATCGTCGTCCTGCAATCTCCGATCGTCGGTTAAGTCGTAAAGGAGTGAACAAACATGGTAAATCCAATTGATGTAACGCCATACGTGGCGACCATCACCGACTCGACGAACACCACGCCGCCCGCACAGGCGACGACCGGAGCAAACGCTCAATGGTATGCTCTGCAAGCGGCCGACTATACAAACGGAATCGTCTTCCTCAATGACGGGACGCAAGTGCTACACGTCCTCAACACGTCGGCGAACATTGGGACGATCACCGTTCTCGAAGCTTCCGCGTGCGATCAAGGCTATACCGCCGAGCACAACGTCCCCGCGACGATTGCCGCCGGTAACGTGACGGCAAAGGTCAAGATCCTCGGCGGCTTTGCGCCAAGTCGGTTCAATCAAACGATCGATCCGAGCGGAGCGAATCTTCCGAATCGATGCAAGGTCACGTTCTCCATATCGGGGAGTGCAGGCCTGAGTATTATGGTCGTCTCTAAACCAACGACCGGGCAATAAAGGAGTTAAACCGTATATCAATGGCGAATCCACATAAGGGCGAAGTCGAAGTCGACTTTAAAAAATCGATAGCAAAGAAATATATCCGGCCAAAAGATCATCGGTCGGTTCACCTAAAACTCGATTATAATGCGATGGCTGATGCGGAACTCGAGTTCCGTGGAAGCGAATCGCTGCTCCAAGTTCTCAACAAGAGCGGGAGCGAACATCCTGAGAATATCAGCTTCCACGACATGCGTGTCCTCTTGGCCGCAGCCTTGAAGCAACAGTTCCCGGGAATGACCAAAGACCTCGCGGGGAAGATCCTCGGAGTTGAGGACTTTGGTTATGTGATCGAGAAGATCGGCGAAGCGATCGGCCTCGCGTTTGAAGGCACGATAACCGGCACGCCGTCGTCAGAGAATGACGAGTTCATTGCGGGAGCAACGGAAGCCGGGGAGCAAGTCGGAGTCGGTGAAGGTGAGGAGGCAGGCGACGAAAAAAACTGAACCTGTTTAATTGGGACGAGATCTTACTGGTCGGCCTCGGCGTGCTGCATCTCTCGTATGATGAGCTGTTCGCGCTGACGCACTTCCAGTTTAAGCAATTGTTCCGAGGATGGCAGGAGCGGGAGAAACTCGATGCTATCAAACGCGCCCAAATCATCTCTACACTGCACAATGTCAATCGATGGGACAAAGAGCAGGAATTAGTCACAATAGAGGACTTACTTCCATGGTATAACGACTATGTCGAAGGACACGGAGGCGCTGAATACTATGCACAGCGCCGGGAAGCGTATGTTCCGCAGCCAGTATCAATCGACATCGACCCCGAGGAGTTACTACTTCAAACAACACGATCACTCCTCGAGCAATGGGGGCATAATCCCGACACAGTCCCGCACGATTCCGACGAGTGGAGAAATGCTGAACTCGTTGCTCGGGACTGTTGCGGATTTAACCTCGACAAAGAGGGCGGAATGGTGGTTGGTGACGGAGTCGTGATTTACAAGGCCGACCCGTCGGTTTGGGGGCCGGAAGGAAAACCACCATGGGAGATCGAAGACGATCGCAAGAAGGAGAAGGCATAAATGGTTCTCGGAGGCGCTACTAGCGACATAATCGTAAAATTCGGCGCAGATCTGACCGGCCTGAGCAACGGCTTTAAACAAGCCGAGAGTGACGTCAGCGGATTCGAGAGCAACGTCAAAAGTCACTCCGCGACACTCAGCTCCGCAGGAACCGCAATGACCGCCGGAGTCACTGCGCCTCTCATTGCTATCGGCGCATTCTCGGTCAAGGCCGCAATGACCGTCGATTCAGCATTCTCCACGATGGCGAAGTCGACAGGCCTCCAAGGGTCACAACTCACGGCGCTACAAAATAGCTGGAAAACTGTTTATTCAAATGTCCCCGTCGCCGCTGATACATTAACCTCAGTGATCGACAAACTCAACAACTCACTGCATCTCCAAGGCACGGCAATGACTGAGGCTGCGACCTCGATGGTCAACTATGCCAAGGTAACGGGGACGGATGCCGCCGCCGACACTGATACGTTCACAAAGGCATTAACGGGCGCGAACATGGGCCTCACCGCGATCCACGCGCCTCTCCTCACAATCCCACAACTGACGGACATGATGACCGTCGGGTTCCAAAAGACCGGCGTCTCCATTGACCAAATCGCCCCGGCGTTTGACAAAGGCACGGCGGCAATGTCTAAAATGGGACTGAGCGTTCCGGCGCAGATCGCACTACTAGACGGGATGACTCAGGCGGGACTAAAGGCAAAACAAATCACGCCAATCCTCACCGCGATAGGCCCGGCGGCGGCCAAGGCGGGCGAGAGTTCATCAGCATTTTGGCAGCACATGGTCAAGGATGCTCAAGAGGGTGGAAAATACACCGCTGCCGAGACAACACTCCTCGGCAAGAACGCCGATATGTTCACCGCCGCAGGCGTGGCCGGTAAACTGAGCAACGATCAACTTACGAAGGCGATCACGGATAGCCAAGGCGCGACACAGAAGTCGGCCGAGGCTATGCAAACCTTGAGCGAGAAATTCGAGTTATTAAAGCAAAAGGCAATCCTCGCATTCGCTCCGATCGGCGAGGCGCTTATCGGGATGGCGACGCAACTGCTCACTCTCTTTATGCCTATCCTCACAATGGTCGGCAACCTCGCCGCGAAGTTTGGCGACTTGCCGGGGCCGTTAAAGGACGTCCTCTTAGTAGTCGGATTGGTAGTCGCGACGATCGGGCCGCTGTTGATGATCTCGAGCAAAGTCCTGACCGCGTTCGACACGATGAAAAAGACGCTTGGCGACATGGCGAATATGGTCGGGCCGTTGGTTCAGAAGTTGACAGGCCTCACAATCCCGGGACAAACGACGACAAAGGCAAAAGTCCCATCGATGGGCGCGGTCTCTTGTCCTGATTCAAGTTGTTTTGACAATCTTTTACAGAAGACAAAGTCCGAGGAAGGCGCGCTCAACGACGTCAAGGGCGCGGCCGGAGACATCACGCCGGTAGTCGAGGACACAGGCACGGCGGTCGAGGACGTCGGGTCACATGCCGGGATCTTGGGCGGCATCTTTGACAACTTGCCCGGGCCTTTATCGTCAATCGCCGGGATAATCCCGGGAATAGGCGCAGGTCTTGGCGAGGCAGGCACGGCAGCGGAAGGCGTTGCCGCAGGCGCGGGCGCGGGCGCGGAGAGTGGCGGATTAATGGCGGCAGCGGTAGCATTGATAGGCCCGGCATTATTGCCGGTCGTGGCAATCGTGGCAGCGATCGCCGCATTCTTTGGAGTCCTCTATGCGACCTCGCAAACGTTTAGGACTGCGGTCGGCGCTCTTGTTGGTCAATTCCAATCGCTTCTCGGATGGGTCGGAGAACTCGTCGGCGATTTGACGAGTCTTAACTTCGGTAAACTTGGCGGCGACCTTATCAGTGGGTTTAAAGGCGGCTTTGATACTATAAAGAACGATATAATGGGCTTCCCGGGAATGATGATCACGGCCATTGGGGAGTCAGTCACAACGATCGGCGGAATCGCGGACAAGATCGGCGGCATGATTATGGGTGCGTTCACGTCGATTAAAAATATCGATTGGGGCGGCATGGTGAACGGCTTGCTCACGGCAGTCGACAACGTCCTGACTGGGCTGCTCAACTTCGACCCGACGGCAATGATCAACAACTTGATAAATGCTGTCGGCGCGGCATTCGATTCATTATTTGGGGGTGGCGGAGGTGGAGGCACAGGTGGAACCGCCGGAACCAAAGCAGCGGCAGGACTGTCGGGCGGCCTCTCGACAGGAATGGCAAAAGCCGGGCCTGATATTCTTGGCAAACTTGGCGATGTGTTTATCAAACTGCTCGAGCTTGTCCCGACTATCTTTGCCAAGATCGCCATAGCGTTATTTAATGCTCTTGAAAAGGTCGATTGGGGCGCAGTATTCGGCAAGATCGGCGGCGCTTTAATGAGTGCTCTCGGAAAAATAGATTGGGGAAGTGTGATCGGTGGGATGCTTAAAGCGATTGGAGGCTCCGCTGTCGCCCTCGGAACGGCATTGTTAAACGCACTCAAGGCCGTCAACTGGCTCCAAATATTCACGACGATATTTGTCACATTAAAGGCGTTTGGTCAGGCGATCATCAATGCGTTTAAGGCGATCGATTGGGGGAGTGCATTCTCCAAATTAGGAGCCGTATTAACAACGCTCGGCGGCAATATCGTCGACGGGATGAAGGACATTGGAACGAAGGTTTGGGGGTGGCTCACCTCAGTCCCGGGCAAGTTCATCGACGGCCTAAAGGATATAGGAAACAAGATTTGGGGCTGGATCTCAGGATTGCCCGAGCGGGAGATCCAAGGGTTCGCAAATATTGGAAACTTCATTTGGACAAAGCTCTCGCCGCTTCCGATGCAGTTTATCAATGGCCTCGTATCGATTGGGACGTTCATTTGGTCGCACATTCAAGGACTTCCCGGTCAGTTTATCAGTGGCCTCTCCACGATTGGGTCACAGATATGGGGCTGGCTCTCAGGCGTTCCCGGTCAGTTCATCGGGGGGCTCTCCACGATTGGGTCACAGATATGGGGATGGCTGCAAGGCGTTCCCGGACAATTCATCAATGGATTGAGCAGCATCGGAAGTCGGATTTGGGGATGGCTGCAAGGAATCCCGGGTCAGTTTATTAACGGACTGAGTAGTATTGGCTCCTCGATATGGGGGTGGATACAGGGCGTTCCGGGTCAGTTCATGAGCACACTTGGCTCCGACATATCAGGGTTTAATTGGGGCGGCGCATTGGGAGGAATGGCGAGTGCAATCGGCAACGCAGTCGCCACAGGTGCGAACTCACTGGCGGGCGCATTGGTCAGCTCTGCTCAAAGTGCGGTTGGTAATATTGCAGGTGCGATAGGAAGCGCGTTCAGCGGAATACAACTTCATGGGCATGTTCCCGCTATTCCTGTCATATTGCCTAATGGTTTTGATTTCGCCGAAGGCGGTTACTTCCCGGGAAAGACTGGCGGCTATACCGTAAATGTCGGCGAGGCGGGCGACGAAATAGTCTTGCCGAGAAAATACTTCGGCGGCATCGACCCGTCGATCTTGGCAATGTTTGGCGTCCCGACGTCGATGCGACAGCCGACCACTGCGGCGGTTCCGATGGCAAAGAGCGGCACGACGAACGAGACACATTATCACACACAGGTTATTGTTGATTCGGAGAACATCACGCGCAAGGTCTTTAAAGCTTTCCAAGACCTCGAGGACTACCACCACCTTTTACAATAGGAGACTCAAATGGAGCGATGGACACTCAAGACGGCATGGGATGAACAGGAGTATATGTTCAACACGCTCAACACGCCGGGCGATTGGTCATACGACGCGAGATACCATCTATTAAAAGGTGGGTACGGGCATCACGGAATGCCTCGGACATACACGTCCGACGTGATCCCAAACATCGCGGGCGAGGAACTCCGCGAGGAACTGCTCGGGAAGCGGGAACTCTACATGCCGATACGGATTCAAGGATACACGGCGGCCGAGCGGGAACTTAACAAGCAGGTTCTCCGACGATCACTCACCTATGCACAGAGTATCATCGAATTGCAGATCACCAACGAACTCGGTGAGACACGGAGCTGCTTCTGCAAGTATGCAGGCGGCTTCGAGGTCGCTCCTGATGATGCAAACCGCAGCTTCCAATCGATGAATATTCCGTTAAAGCTGACGGCGTATGATCCTTACTTTTACGACATCGCCGGGAACGCGATCGTGCATGTGACCGCATACGAGGCTCCGACCGACCTATTCTTTGATGCGAATCCGTGGTTCTGCAATCCGTGGCGGCTCGGATCGTCGTCGGTTGCGAGGGATTGGGTCGTCTTCAACGATGGCGATGCCGACGCATATCCGGTTTGGACAATCGCAGGCCCGGGCGTTGCCCCGAGGCTTGTGAACCTCACGACCGGAGATTCGTTCCTCTTGAATTATACGCTTGTCACTGATGAAGTGGTCACGATCGACATGCGCGACAGCGGCGCGACGTCGCACACGGTCACGTCAGTCATGCCCGATGGCACGACGACCAACCTGCGAAAGTATATGGATGCAACGCAGCGGAAGTTTTGGGCGCTTGTCCCGGGGCCGAATGAACTCTCTCATGAGATGGAAGGGAGCAGCGGCGAAGCACTTGTCACCTTCTCATTCTTGCAGCGATTTGAGGGCGTATAATGGGGATCTCTGAACTCGTCGATGCGGAATGCGAGGTGATAATGAGGGATACAAACCTCGAGGACAACGGCGAGATCCGCGACCTTGTTGACTTCAACTGCACGCTCACACTCAACGACGTCTCGAGCTGGCAAATCGACATGCACACGGAGGACTTTATGAACCTCAACTCAGGCGGTCACACGTTCTCGCTCGGCGACGGCATAATGTTCCTGCGTGAAAATGTGCAGATAATGACCGGGCCGGTGATGCTCACAAAGACGCACTATATCGCGGGCCTACGGACGACCTCGATATTCGGCGGGTGCGACAACGCATATCTCGCCGCGAGAATCTGTTATCCCCGCGTTGAGGGGCTGACCATCGATGCCGACGGATGCTATCGGTTCACTGACAAGATAGTCGCGGAAGGGATGACGACAACGATTGCCACGACCGTCGTCGTCGGACAGCCAAACGTTATCGTCGCTGACGCGAGCGCCTTCTTGCCCGGAGCGACAATGACTATCGCAACCGCAGGCACAGTCACCGGCACGACGGCCGTGATCGCCGCGATTGACTATCCACAGAACACATTAATAGCGGCCACGAACTTCGGCCGGGCGCATCCGGCCGGGACAGTAGTCACGCAAACCAACACGAAAGGTGCAATCGTCGACAATCCGACATATCTCGGCTTTGATACTCGATCCGGCAACGCGGAGACCGTCATGAAGGAACTTGTTTATTACAACGCCGGGGCGGGCGCGTGCGTTGATATGTACGGGCCTCGAGCGATTCCGCACCTTGCCATCAAGACAAATTACGGGCGCGGCGGCAATGTGGTCGTCAATTCGCGGGGAGAGAACCTACTCTCGCAGATACAGGCCACGGCGATCGCGGGCGGCGTTTATTTCTACGTTACACAGAACGGCACAGATCTCGAATTTGAGGTTTACACCGGGAACGATCTCACCGACGGCGATTTGGTATTCTCGGTCGATTCCGGCACACTTAAAGAATATGAATTCACTTTCGGACTTCCGGTCGCAAACATGGTGATCGGCGTCGGGCCGAATCCGGGCGTTGAGAAGATTATGCTCCCATCGGCCGACACGACTTCGATCGCGCAATACGGTCGGTTTGAAGGATGGGAGAGCGCCACGACGGGACAGGCAAGCGACACGGCCGCAGAGATCAACTCGAATATGGCCGGAACGAATCAACTCGCACTCCTGTCGGATGCGTATAATGCACAGCTCACACTCACCATACAGGAGACCGATCAGATCAGATTCCCGCGAGACTTCTACGTCGGCGACAAGGTGCGATGCATGATCGGGGACGAACCGATCGATCAGGTCGTGACGAATATCAATTATTCCGTCCCGGCCGGGAGTGGTAGCGCGGGCGGATCGGCAGCATTGGCATTCAGCAAGAAGCAGCAAACCCGCGTCATGCAAAAACTCGGGGCGCAGGGCGACTTAATCCGACAACTTATGCTCAACGCGAGGTGAAAGTAATTGACAGAACTCGGACTACGAATCATTTGCCAAGGCGGAAGCATCAGCGATATAGGCTGGCTCGCAGATTGCGGCGTTGACGAGGCGGGCATTGTCACACAAGACACGTCGACGATCCCGAATCCCGGGTTCATCCACGATGCCGGAATCACGTATGCAACGTGGAATCCTTTTAATGATCCCGGGAACGGGCCCGGGACGCAAGGAGAGCAATTTGGCGGCGCTATCAATGCCGCTAAAAACTTGGGATGGGACATGATCGCAGGAGCGGGATGTGGTGGAGACGTTATTCGCGTTGTCAATAATTACTTACGATATTGTAACCTCGGCGGCCCGGGCGGTCAGGATTATGACGGCATTGACGACGGTCAGATCAATGCGTATGCCGATCCGTGGAACCATCCAATGAACGACAAGCACGTCGATTATATCAGGACATTTGTCGGCGATGATGGTTGCTCCCCGTCACCAAATTCAGCGATAATGCAAATGAGCAGCGCATATAGCGCGGGCGCTCAGGAAGTCGGGATTTGTATCGGCATGTCAGACTGCATGAACGTCGGCGTCAACTGGTATATCGATTTGATCAACAAGGCGAGAGCGTATGGTCTTCTATGCGATAACGTCCTATTCTATTGCGGGATTGGCTATGATATTTGCTCTTTTGTCAAAGGCAGTTTTAACGGAACGTTCCAAGGACTTATCGACCGCTTTGGCGTCAGAAAAGGGATGAGAGGCACATAAGATGTCGCAGTACATTTGGTATAAATTTGACAAGAACTCGCCGACCATCACAAACTATGGTACTGGAGGATCTGCTTACAACGGCCAAGCGGCTCGAAATCAATATGGAACTAACTCATTGGGACATCCGATGTGGGGGCCGCTGACGGGAGCAAAAGATGGGATAATAGTTCCCGGCGTCAGCAATCCGACTCAGCACACATGGCAAATCGGACTTAGAACCGCCCGATGGTGGCCCGTCAACGGTGTTATCGACGGCTATCTTGTCGGCAACGATGGCAAACTGTGGTCGGCCGGAGCAGACACGTTTTATGGTTATCTCCATGAGGAGTGTGATTATACCAACGGAGTCTTGACTCAGCATGGGATTTGGCACTTCTCCGTCGAAATAGCCGGAGCGAGTTATCTTGATGCGAAGTTCTACCTCGGAGTAGGGAGCAGTCGGCCCGTTCAAATATCACCGAGTCCCGGGAGTGAAGGCGCATTATATGTTGATTTTAACTATAATTTACAGTTGAATACTAACTATTATTTTCAAGTCTCCGTGTCTTCCGACGGGCCTGTGGCGAATAGTTATGGAATCGGCAACTGCATACAAGTCGGCTCAGGATGTAACGACGCTTCAAACTGTGGCGGGTTCCCATGTGGCTGTTACCTTTATTCGTGGCGCGAGGACAACGCCGTCCTAGACCTTGCGAACGGCGGCAATTGGGCTGATGATGTTCCGCTATGGGCGGGTGGTGTTGTCCCTAACGGCGGAGGCGGCACAACGCCCATCGCAAACTGTCCATGTAAACATATATGGTGCGGAATCACAGGCGCTCCGACGACTTCACTCTACAAGGCGACGGTCGACGTGAACAAATCAAGCGGCATCAGCGGCGTGCAGGGATGGGTCACGAATGCCGGAGGATGGATCGCAAACAAACCGGATGCGACGGCCGTGTCGATTGTGCAAAAAGATCCGAGCGGCGGCCTCACAACTATCGGGACGATCCAGCCGGATGCCAAAGGCAATTTCAGCGGCGTGATCCCGAGTCCCAAAAAGACGGGCGTGTATCATTATAATGCAAAGGGAGCCTCGGGCAATTGGGGCAACGACCTGACGATAACGTGGGGCGGCGTCGTGAGCCTCACTTCGGGAGGATACGAAGGTTCAACTCCGGCGGCCTGCACTCCTAACACCAACGAACTCGCCGTCTTGGTGCGAGGAACCGATAATCAAGTCTATGTCAAACAGCAACAGAACGGCACATGGGGCGTTTGGAAAAGCATCGGCGGAGTCGCATACTCGGGAGCAGGCGTCGGCGCTGCTTCATGGGGCGGCGATCGGATAGACGCATTTGTCACCGGCACGACGAACAATGTGTATCACGCGAGCAACGCGAACGGATGGGCGTGGCAAAACTTGGCGGGGGTCAGCACGTCGGCGGTCGGGGCGACTTCCGACGCGACCAATGAGGTGACAGTCTTTTGCCGAGGCGGCGACGGCGCTTGTTGGTATAAAGAATGGAACGGCAGCACCTGGGGATCATGGACAAGCCTCGGCGGAGTGCTTCTCGCAGAGACGGGGCCGTGTGCGTGTTCATTTGCGACGGGACGGCTTGACGTCTTTGTGACCGGGACAGACGGCGCAGTCTATCACAAATACAGATTGAGCAGCGGCGGCAGTTGGTCGTCGGCTTGGGAGAACCTCTCACAAGGAGGATTCCAAACGACCGCATCTCCCGGAGTAGGCGCTATCCCATCAAGAACGCAACTCGCCGTCTTTGCACAGGGCAAGGACAACGGCCATCTTTACATGCTCGAGTGGAATGATGGCGCATGGGACGCAGCATGGCTCGAGTTAGGCGGGACGCTCGCAACAGGAACCGGGCCGGGAGTTTGTGCGGACGCGACAAACTATCACGTCTTTGTCGCGGGAACCGACGGTCAGATTTATCACACGTATGGCAACGGGGACTCATGGTATGCATGGGAGAACCTCGGCGGCCTTGCGTCTATCTCCACGACGGAGCCAGCGGCACAGCCGGGCGGCGTGATCCCCGCAGCACCGGGAGGAACCACGACGCCGGGAGGCCCGACAACGACACCGCCATCACCGCAAGACCTGACACTTGTGCCCGTTAATCCGGTTCCGTCGGCAATGCCCGCCGGGATTAGCGTCGTACTTCGCGACCATAAGCGAGCACCGCCAACAGGAGGTACATAATAATGACTGAAACAAGTTTTCCGTTTGATACAACGGCCATGAATGAGGATATGTGGGCGCAAATGGCGCGATATTGGATGCCGACCGGCGTCATGGCTATCCCACAGGACGTAGTCAATCAACTCGCGGTCACGACGACCGGCGGCGCGAACCGACAGGTCTTAATCGACAGCGGCTCGGCGTGGATTCAAGGGGTCTTTTATCTTAACGACGGGAACCCACAACTCGCGCTCAATCCGGGAGTGAATACAAGTCAGAGCGGCTCGAGGGCCGACCTGATCGTCCTTGAGCTAAAATGGGGAACCGGCGCGGGAATCACCGTGAAAGTTATGCCGGGAACTGCGGGCGCGACCTATCCCGCAGGCAACGGTTCACTCAGCGGGACGCCGCAGCCGCCGACATTGATTCAAGAATATCAACAAAAGTGGCAAATCCCGCTCGCGTGTGTCACGATTCCATATAATGCCTCCACGCTCTCGTCGGCGAACATACGCGACATGCGGAACTTTGTCAACGGCGGCGCAGCCAAGTCAGCAACCTACGTTATCGCGGCGGACACGGCATCTCCACTGATCCGTGCGAATGCCGACGCAGTTATACCGGCCGGTTATACACACGCCGAGGACATCATAAACGCGGGCCTTATTGCAGTCTCACCGGGCGGCTCGTATGGCGGCCTCGGTCGCGGGAACGGGACGGTGCTTTTGTCCGAGGGAAACTTTTTCACGGACGGCGCGATCACCATGCCCGGATCAACGACACTTAGAGGTCTCGGATGGGGAACACGTATCTATTCAGCCGGAGGCGCAAACCCGATAATACTGCTCGATAATGCGAGCTGGTGTACTGTGACTGAGATGTTCCTCGATGGCGGCGGCACGCCTCCGAATCGTGGCGCATTCCCGACAATTGTTAGCGGCTCAAATGCGATCACCGTCAACGATGGAATCCTTGACACGTTCCGCAACCTTTATATCAGCCACTGCAAGGATACAGGGATCTTTATTAACTCAGTAAGTTCCGGCGACAACTCATATGGGCATCGAATCGAGGGATGTTATGTCGGGAACTCATGCAACGCCGGGATCGTGACAACTGGGTCGCAAGGAATCATCACTAACAATCAGATCAAATACAACAGGATCGGGATGCAACTCATCGGAGCAACGGGATCGATCGGGGCGTCGGCTAACATCATCAACAACAACACGATCGGGTATAATTGGTATGATGGAATGCAACTGAGCAGCTCCTCGACGGGAAGCCTGACCGTTTATCGCAACAATATCGAGAACAATCACTTCAACACGAACAGCCTCGACGCCAACAACGCTCACTCGCATATCGCCATGTGGGGTCAGCTCACGCAGGGCAACTTTATCACAGGAAATAACTTTTGGACTGAGAACGGCTATTCGAGCTATAAACCGGCCTATGGAATCTACATGGACAACCTCGTCAACGCCAACATAGTCACCAACAACGAGGCATGGTATGCCGCCTACACGACCGCGAACAATATCAAATGCACATACGCGGGCGGATCAAACATAAATCCGAATTGGATACGATTTAACCGGAGCCAATGCACAGCACCAAACGGCTCAAGTTACGATGCCTGATCATGGCCGGAAGCGACAAAAAGCACGATGGGAGGCGACGGCGACGCAAAAAGAAGGCCCGACGGAACAAAAACGATGGGGAGGGAGAACAGTGGACGATGAGATAATCAAGCGTCTCGACATACACCGCACAGAACTCAATGAGATAAATACCGGAGTGAATACCTGTCAGATCGCTATCGGACAGCACGACGAACGGCTCAGGGCGTATGAAACGAACAGCAAGCGACAAAACGGAATGCTCGATGATGTAGCTCATGGAATAAACGAACTCGTTAAAAAAGTTGATGCGATGGACATCAGTATAGCAAACCGGGAAAATCAGATAGAACGCAATGGGATCGGACGTGACGTCGAAAGCGATACGGCCGTGAGAGAACGGGCGGATAACCGGGAGGTTCACATACGAGCGGAGATCGCGGAATTAGAGAGAAGAATGTCCGAGATGAAGCAAGCAGGAGCCGCTCGCATGGCTGAGGTCGAACGTGTTGCGTTGGAAAGTGTGCAGCGTGCCATTGATAGACTTGCCGAAGCAAGACGAGAATCGGGTCAGGAGATTGCAGCACTTAGAGTAGATTTTATTAAGAAGCAAGCGGAGTCGACAAGTAATTTACAATGGAAGATTATCACCGCATCCTTGACGGTCGCCTTTTTCCTGTTCATCGTCATTATCACCTTAATGACTCATACATTTGGAGGTCTCCCGACACTGCCATGAAACTTTACGAACACATACCTCACTCGCATAAGCCGGTTAATACAAATGAGCGTTACAAGCTAGAGCAAACAGGGTTTAACGCACGGTTAGCGGTTATCCTCACTCAACACGTAGGCTCAATGTGGACAGCTTACCTATTTACGATAATTTGCTTTATCGGTTTAGGCGCGATACTTGGATGGCTCCCGAATACTTTGTATTGGATCATAATGTGGCTCACATCTTCGTTCCTGTCGCTAACCATCCTGCCGATCATCATGGTAGGGCAAAACATCCTTGGTAAAAAGTCAGAGATGCAAGCAGAGGAACAGTTCAACACCACGCAAAAGAGTTATCATGATTTGGGCGAGGTTGGCAAGCACCTATCGGCACAAGATGAGGAGTTACTTAAACAAACGAGATTATTGCTCGAGCTGGTAAAACATGACTGACCCGGGTTATCTCGGCGCTATGACGATGGGAACTAATGACTCAATCGTTGAGATCACCGCAGCGATCGCAGGCTTCACCATCGCGTTACAGAACACGCGACTGATCGCCTTGGCCGCGCTAATCACCGCTCTCGCCGGAACGTTCAGCATGGCATCAAGCGAATACCTCGAGAAGGATACAGAAAAGTGCTTCGATACAAATGTGCGAAGTCCCATAAGTGCATCGCTGCGAACTGGCGGTATGTATTTTGGAATCGCTATAATCCTTATCCTGCCGTTCCTACTCCTGTCGGGATACGCACACGCACTTATCGGAACGCTTATCCTTGCGTTTATCGTGGTCGTTGGATTTACAAAATATATAACAAAGCCGGAAGACCGGTATTTTTGGAGTGAGTTTCCGCGACGCATCACCTTATCATTTGGCATCGCCGCGATTGCGTTTTTGCTTGCGTATGGTCTTCGGTTAGCATTGGGGGTATCAATATGAGCTTAAAAGACATTGAACAGCGAGTCATGAAACTTGAGGATCAATGCGCCCGATATGACGAGCGTATTGACGACTTACAGGCGGGCAACAAAGAGTTAAAGGATCACCTTGACAAACAGGACGAAGGGCAAGAGCAATTTAAGGACTCAATGTTTGACAAGATGAACGCACAGCGATCACTCATTATCACGACACTGGTCGGCGTGATCGTTGCGATCGTTGGCTCAGTCGCGTTCGTCGCAATATCACGTTTATGGTAGGGGATCAAAAATGACCGATGTCACTATAATCACGACCTGCGTCGGAGCGACGCAATACGGCGACGCTGATTGCTCGGAAGTCCTTGCAGTCCGCGACCCGACGGTTCAATACGACCCGGGCTGTTATCCCGACGTGGTGACGGCCGAGATGAAAGCAGGAGTAGCAACCGCCATCGCTGACGCGGGGGTCGCCTCGAGCGGGCGTGGTGGGGATATGCTATGGAGCGACTCGGCAACGTGGGCCGGAGGCGTGGTTCCCGGGGACGGCAACGGCGTATCGATCGCAGCCGGAGACATCGTTCACTTTGATCTCGATGAGTCAGCATTTAACATCGGCCACAAAGGGATCGTGATCCACGGCACGCTATGTTTTGCCACGGCCTCACCGATCACCGGCACGGCGCTCACTCCGTTCACACTGACGCCAACACTGGCGATACAGGACTCGACACAGATCACCGGCGAGGGAGCACTCTTTATCGGAAACTCAGCAAGCGATCCGATCGCCGCGACTCCCATCGGCATGGCGCACAGGGCCGCGATCCTCGTCCTTGGCAACACGCCGCCGGGCGGCCTGATCAAGGTCGCAAACTGCTCGATATTCGGTTGGTATGACCTAACCAACGAGACGACGCTCACACTTCCGCAGGTAGTCGGCGACACGACCGTCACCGTCGCGGACGACCTGATGATCAACAGTGGAGACATGATAATCATTGGCAGTTCAATCGATCAGGGAATGTTTGACGAAGCACAATCCGGGATCTATGAAGTCTATTCGTATAATTCAGCCACGCAAACGATCACACTCACCGAAGCTCTCGGAGAGAATCGAATTATCGGCGAGATTGTCGCGCACGTCTCCCGACCGATCTATATCAACGCTCCCGTCGCGGCAGGAGTCCCGGCCCCGTTATTTGCGACAGAGGTGAGCACGTTTGATTCGCTTAGTGGCTTATGGCTTGCAGGTGGGGCGCACCTCGCGCACGGCCTCCCCGATTCGTATGTGATCAACGCCTTCACGATCCAAGGAAACAGCTCCCCGGCGCTTTATAGCAACCCCGGCGGCGTTATTATCACAAAGAGCACGGCGGTCAACGCACAAACCGACCCGACGCACGGCGCATTCCTCGACAGCATGATCGGCTCAATCTTCATGCAAGACTGTGTCATAGTGGGTGCGAATGTAGGGATCTCAAATATCACCGGAGTTCAAGGCAAGAACGTCACGATAGCGAACATGGAAGTCACATGCATAAACGGGATTGACACGTCTCTGTTCAATAATTGTATGTTCCAAGGAGCAAGCCTCGGGGCGTCAGGCGGGGGGTCAAATACCTATATCAACTGCGCGTTCAACAACAACGTCGTCGACTTCATAAACGAATATGAAGCCGTATGTTACGGCCTGACCCTTGGGAACCCGCTGACGCTCGGCGTTCCGTTGATGGCCGCGACAAAGCAGTGGTATTCAAACGACTCATACGACCACAACGGGAACCTCGGCATGCATCGGACATGGTGCGTCGGCGGCTACTCTTTTATGCAAACGCTCGAGACCTATGCAGGAGTTCCAACGTGGCAATTTGTGATCCAACAAGCCAACCTCCCGATCTATTGGGACACAACATTCCTCGGCAAACTCGGGGACACGTTCAACATATCAATCGTCATGAAAAAGGAATTTCTCGGCGGCACGGCCAAGTTCCAAATCATCGACCCGTCGGCCGACCCGCTCTATGGATTCGGCGACTCGGCGCTTGTAGAGGTAACACTTCCCGACGAGATGGATCACTGGCGCATGCTCTCCCTCACCTTCACTCCTGACGTCACAAAGATGTATAATGCCCGAGTATTAGTTCAGAACGTTGACGCCGAGGGCATGGCATACGCGCAACTCGAAGGGTTGAATGCAGTGACTATAATCGGAGACAGCACCGTGGCCTACGGGCCGATTTGACACATTTAGAGTTGAGATATGAGGGGCATTCCACAAAGTCAGAGTCGTTGGTTCAGAGAACATAAGACAATCCATATAACGAACGCTGCACATGCGGCGATCATACGATTCGCGGGGAAGCTTCAAATCGAATGGGGTAAGGAGGTTAGCGTTTCCGACGCAATAGAGAATATGGCAAAGCGAATCGAGAAAACAGAGGGAGGTGAGAACAATGGCAATAGTAGTCGATCCGAGCACGGTTGATTTTGTGTGTCTCGTCGCGGGTCTTGTGATCGGCGTCGTGTTGCATACACTGGCTGAGGATGTGGCCGATCTGAGTGCGGCATCGCACAAGATCGTCATTATCGTGATAGCCATCATCGGCGGCATTGCGACGCTTGCAGCGAGTGGCAACATTGTCGTCCCGATTGCAGCGGGTTCCGTGATCGCGGGATACGTGATCGGCATGGGCATCGTGATAAACGACACTGTCAAGAGGACGCAACAGCTCATGCTTGAGATGAAAAAGTAGTCTATTAATAGGCTATTCGTAGCCTATTTTTTATTCTTATCAAGAGGACGATGATAATTCCGAATATAGGGAGGATCTGCGACGATCCCCGCGATGCGATCCGATGCAACCGGATCGCCATGCGCATGGCAACGATCGAGGAGTCCATGACCGGAGCAAACCTAATTCGGACGCTCCAAGAATGCGAAGCTGACCCTCAATACCTAACTCCCGAGGAGGAGCGCAAGAGAAAAGAGAAGGCCGAGCAGGTAGAGAAGGCGCTATATAAAACGAATGAATATCATTTGTATCAGCTAATCATCGCCATCGTTGACGACTTGGGGCGGATCACGATTATGATTGAGGACGTCACTACTGTCGATGTCAAGCTTCTTTTAAGACAGTGGTATTATGATCTCAAGAACGCGATGTGCGATCATCCCGACGCGATAGCGTATCACTTGAAAAAATAACCAAATATCTCACTTCTCCGAGGATGACCCCATGAAAAAAGATTGTCCTCAAGTGACCACAAATTGACGGCTAAATAGCCGCCTATAAGAATTGCCGCTAAAATAGGTTCGTGTATCTGTTTCTGTTCTGTATATATTAATGTTGTGCTCAATTTTTTAGGGTGGGGGCCGTCCCTCAGAATAGCGAGATATTTAGTTATTTGGTTATTGTTATATAGCATTGAGGCGTTCTATCCTCAATGGCAAACACATTCAACATACGGAATCCTAAGAATCCAACGGTTGCCGCGCACCTAGTCAGGATACGAAAAGAAATATCGCGGCGCGTTGAGGGCTGTTTTGAACCTCGTTGTTGGACTCTCAAAAGCGATGCGGATACGGGACGCATATATGTCGACAAGAGTTTGAACGCCGGGGGCCGAGGTCGATATGTTCAGATTCGACGGCTTCTTTTTTTGCTTGCATTCGATGAGGTTCCCGACCGGCGTCAGGTGAACACTCGATGCGACACCGAACGATGTCAGAATCCGGCACACGCAAAGGTCAGAGATTGGCCTATCACATCGCAGGAGGTCTCAAAGATGGTCGAATTAAATTGGCTCACAAAGGAGCAAGCGCATGAATGGTATCATTGGGGGTAAAAAATCATGGACAAAGACGATTTAAATAAATTGGTTAAAACGGGCGAGCAAATCGTCAAAGAGATGCAAGTCGACACGCGCAGGGCCGACGAGATAGCCGCAGCGAAACGGGAATACACACACACACGCACCGAGGACTTGACTGACGGCTGTCCGATTGGCAATCACCGCATTCCTGACGCTTGTTTTGATTGCGACTATACTGACCGGGTCGGGTTCTGCGTTCATCCGGTGAACATCAACGAGGAGATTAAAGCAGGGCGAGCACTTCCGATGAAGCACGACCCGACCGTCCCGGAGGTCGTCGAGGACAGGAAGCGGCAGGTCGCAGCATTCGCATTCAGAGCAGTCGATAAAAGGTGAAAAATGGGCTTAAAACGAGTATATAGAAAATATGGGAGGGCATATCAAGACACCGAAGGGAACGAATATCCCGGCGTCACAACCATCCTTGATGTAATAGACAAAGGACTCGATAAATGGAAAATGAGGACTTCACTCGACTATCAGCGAGAGCAGGTCGAGGCCGCACATAGGGGAGAGCGGCTCCTTGATTGGGACGAGATTAAGAAGGAAGCAATGAAAGCGCCCGACGCATATCGAGATAAGAAGGGAACACACGGAACAAAGACTCACAAACTTATCGAGGATCATATGACTCGCGCGTTTATCGATCCGTATATGGAACGGTTGATTAAGATAGAAAATCTTGCAGATAAAGCGAGGACAGAGGCAGAGAAGAAACAGAGATTAGCAAAAAGAAAAGAAAAGAAACAAGAAACGGAACGCTTGAAACAAGCGTGTAAGCGAACTTTTAGCAATTTGTCCTATCTACATCACGCAAACATTGGCAAGGACAAGCATAAGCGTTCCTAATCTAAAACACAAGGGCCGCCGAGACGTGTTTGTTGATGAAACAACAGAAAAGGCGCTTAAAATCTATATCTTGCAGCACAACGTCGAACAGGGGGAACCTGTTTTCGCTATCCGTCGAACACAGGTTTACAACATCGTCAAGAAATACGGGAAGTTTGCAGGAGTTAATAATTTACACCCTCATACGTTTCGACACAGTTTCGTCGTTTATGCGGAATCAAGAGGTATGCCTATCAACGTAATCCGACAGCTTTTAGGACATAATGAGAATAGACAAGGAACGATGGTATATGCACACGACGGCGGACTTCCTTCTGAAGAATATGCACTACTTGACTTTTGAATGTTTGATAATTCAAATAGCAACAAGCATATATAGCATTAAAAGGATATAGTAGCTTACTTAAAAGAGGTGAAGATTAAAGTCAATGAAAAAACACAGCAAAGCATTTATGGAGTCCCACAAGGGAATCTATGTCCCGGATGAGGTGCATGCGTGGCTCCTAAAGCGAGCCGGTGAGATACAACATGAGACAGGGACTCGCGTTTCAATGGGCGACGTCCTTTTAGATGTCATTCGAGAAATCGACGGCATTAATAATCCTGTCTTTTAAATGAGAAAAAAACCCATGGTAAAGGTCAAAGAAGTGTGCTCAAACTGCAAGCATAGTCGCAATCCGTCAGCACCGTATCTTTGGTGTAAAAAGGACAGAGCAAACCATCTTGGAACAGATACCTGTAATAAATTTGAGGTGAGGTGAAATAAATGGAGATAGCTTTGCAGATCGGCATGGTGACGCTGAGGATCGCGGACGATGAGGAATCGGTATTTACAAGCGTTGAGGACGCGATCACTAAATCAGTCGATCTATTGGATCAGTTGTTGGATCGGGCCGAGGAACAGGCCACAAAGGAACGCGATGCTCGGAAGACCGAGCAGCCACAATTTTAAGGAGGAATGAACTATGAGCAGCACAGTTGTTAAACGTGAACCGCGCAAGGCGCGACTTGAGGAAGGCGTATATGACGCCGTTATCAAGGACGTCACAGCGGAAGACGGAGTACAAACAGCTTTTGGCGTCAAAGACGTGATCTATGTCACGTTCGATATTGACGGCACAGAACTAAAGAAGCGATACAACAAGTCGTTTATGCCGAGCAGCGCACTATTTGGTCTCGTATCGTCTCTGCGACCCAACGAGACCCCGATGGAATTTGACGTCGCGGAACTGGTCGGTGAGAAGTGCAGACTTCTTATCGAGATCAACACGACCGACGCTGGCGACGAATGGGAAAACATAATAAAAGTGGCAAAGCACAAGCCGAAGCCGACGCTTGAGGACGACGCGCAGAACCGGGAACTATGATCGACAAAGACTCAAAGCTCGCACTCGTCGCCGTCGTCGTGGCGTCGCTTATCGTCGTGGGATTGGTAATATTCTATCCTCCTGCGACGGCAGTGACCTCGCAGAACCCGGCGATCCGGCCGACTACGATCCCGGTCTATCAACTTGGAGCAACCGACCCGCAATTGGTGAGTCCGGTTCCAACACTCGCAGCGAATTAAGGAGAAAAGGTGAGACAACATGGCCAACAATAAATCTTTGACCGTCAGCGTATTGAAATCGACGGCATTTCATTTCTTCCTACTGTATTGGGTCGTCGCCCTCAGCATTAGGCTCACGATCCTGTTGTTTACAGGACACTAAAGGGATTGTCAATCATAGCAAATTGACCAAACAGGAATCAGAAACTATAAGTGACAGGAACCGAAATTGAAGGCGACCCCAAACGAGAAGGTGAGACAGTGATAAGGTATTTAAGACCACAAGACAACTCTTTTACGGTCACGTCGGCGAGGTTTCTAAGTTTGGCTTATCTTCATGAGCCTATCTCCACCTCGTCGATGTCTCACCTTCCCTCTTCTTTTTTCATCGATTTAAAAACAAAGCCGGAGGCTATCTAATGGTAAATCATAGCGTAGTGTATTGGGTCGCAGGCGACTCATACAATGACTTAGGACAACTTAGAAGTGGGGGCATCATTGATGCGCACTACATCGTTCACGGTGGAGGTAGTTCTCCACCTTCAAACGTTGTAAATGACATCCTAGCCGCTAAACTTTCACCTGTTTTGAATAACGGGAACGACGGTCAAGCAGGATGGAATGGTTTAGACAGCTACAACGCAAACCTAGCCGCGGCAGGATGGCACGCCGTCGGCGGCGAATCCGAGCAAGCAGCAGAGATAGACTCGATAATGAGTCACCTGACGTTTTTAGATTATGGCGGCGAGGGTACCGGCGGTGGCACTGATGACGATATTTGGAATGTCACGCACCCCGGGCCTGTAGGAAAATACGGCGCAGTAAGCTACATGGAAACCTATGATTCAAACACAAATCTTTGGGGATGGAATGTCATGGGGCCGGGCATGCAGCACGCAAAGGCACATGGAGTTAAAGAAATAGGGCTATGTGTAGGAACGTGGATGATGAACCACTCAAGCGCACAGGACTATATCAACATTGCTCAACAGATGGAAGCAAACGGCATAACCTTTGCAGGAATAGGCGTTTGGGGTGGATATGGTTCCAATATGAACAACGTGTTTAATCAGTTTCAGAGCTGGTATCAGGCATGGATGGATGTATGGCCTGCAACGAACATCACTTTAAAGAACCGGATGACCCCAACACCGCCTCCACCTCCTCCACCTGCAACATTAAAGATCGTCGGTGATGCGGCGCTCTGCTCGCGGGACAACAAAACGATCGACGTCTTCGCCGTCAAGAATGATGAGGCGCTATGGCATCGTCACCTTGGCGTTACACCGTTACCAGCATGGGACTCGCTCGGCGGGATCTGCACGTCTTCCCCGGCGGCTGTGTCACTGACGCCCGGAACAATCGACACATTTGTTCGCGGAAGTGACTCAGCGATGTGGCATAAGCGGTATGATGGCAAAGCATGGTCAACGTGGAACACTCTCGGAGGTGGAATCAAGGCCGGGACAAACCCGACGGCAATCATCATGAATTCGTGCATCATCCTCTCAGTGATGGGAACCGACGACGTCATATACTTCAAGACGTCGAATGACGGCGTGAACTGGTCGGCGTGGATCAACGAATCGGCGTGAGAACTGTGAGCAATGCCGCGACCTTGTTGTCGTTGCGGGAAGCCGATCCAAGAGGGAGCGGCTCTCTGTCCCTTTTGTATCACCAAACAGAGCAATGGCGAACGGCCGCAGAGCAATCCGCATTTGCGCGAGTGGAATGAGTCAAGCTGAGGTTTATGCAGTCCTCAAGAAGGCGGGCCGAGCGATGACTGCCAAGGAGATCAGCGCAATCCTTGGCGTCGACACTATGACGTCGCAAGACCAGTGTCGCCGGATGTTTAAGCAAGGATGCGTTGAACGCATAGAGACCGGCCAACATCGTTTATATGCGTATAAATTAAACGGGAGGCATTAAATGGGACAAGTGGGGCCTCAAAAGAGGTTGCTAAACCGACGCATAGAAATGTATACGAGACATCTCCACGGTGAACCGCACAATGTTATAATCCGCGAGATGGCGGGCAAGTATGGCGTCACCGATCAAGCAATGTGGTCGGATTGGAGAAAACGACATACGTGGGGAGACTTTGTGATCCCCGAGATAAACGACGACTTTGTCGTGCAGGACTACCTCAACGGACTCGAGGAAGTCGAGCGACATCTATGGGAGATCGCTCTTGATCCAATAACACCGGCCAAAGATCGCGTCGCGGCGCTCTCGCAACTTGGCAATATGAAGTTTAAGGCGCTCGAGATGAATCAGTCGCTCGGTCGCGTTCACTTGGAGCCAATGCAGATCACCGTTAAAGAGGAAGTCGACAAGCTATTCGAGGTGATCAAAGCGGCCGCCGGGCAAGACCTCAAGACGCAAAAGAATATTGTCAGGGCAATGATGAAGTATCAGCATGCAAATGGCGATAACGAGGCAAGTACGAGCCAAAACTGAGCACCCGCAGATCTCGGACTATCTCGCACTCGAGAAGTATCCGGGACTGTTTGCGGAAGCACTCGGTCTCGATCCCGATGAGTGGCAATACGAGGTTCTTGAGTCGGACTCAAAGCGCATCCTCCTTAACTGCGCCCGGCAAACCGGCAAGTCCTCGATCGTCGCAGTGATGGCGCTTCACCATGCACTCTACACACCCGGAGCTATGGTGATCGTAATCTCGCACACGCTCGAGCAGGCTAAAGAGTCTTTTCGCAAGATCACCGACTACTATAAGCAGATCGGCCGTCCCGTCCTCTCAATAACCGAGAGCGTTCACCGGCTCGAGCTGCAAAACAAGTCACGAATCATTGCACTCACAGGACAAGCACCGGATAGCATTCGAGGCTATTCCGACGTCACACTGCTTATCATCGATGAAGCGGCGCAGGTGCATGAGAAGGCATACACAAACGCCCGACCAATGCTCAACATAAGCGACGGCAAGATCGTCCTACTCTCCACGCCGCACGGCAAGCGAGGCTTTTTTTGGCAGGCGTGGGAGAATGAGACGGAATGGCTCAAGATAGAGATCAACGCCGACCAGTGTCCGCGATTTAAAAAGGCGTTCATCATGGAGGAAAAGGCGCGGATGCTCGATTGGGAATTCAAACAGGAATATTATTGTTTTTTCGCAGAGGCCATAGACAGTGTATTCCGGGCCGAGGACATCGAGGCAGCGTTCAATCATCCTGAGCTATACACAAGGGACGAGATAAATATGGATCTAGAATGAGAGAGGAGGTCACAAATGATGGGAGGACAAGCGGCGCACGATCACCGGCAAACGTATCGCAAGAAGATGAAACGGGAAGGCAGTTTACAAATCAATATGTGGCTCCCGCCCGAGATTGCATATCACGTCGAACGGAAGGCGTTTAACGAGATGATTCCGAAGTCCGTGGCCGTGGAGTATATGCTCCGCGAGTTTTTGGGCGTGGAGGCGAAGGCATGAGTGGTTGCTCGGGCGGGCTTGCCAATCTTAAAAGGCAAAAACCAAAAGCAGCGGCGGCTGTGTTGGAAGGCCGCGTTCCCTGCGACATCTATTGCGCCTATATGAAGGGCGAGATCAGTGGAAAAGACGATTGGCAAGAGCGGGCCGAGAGAGCGCGGGCATATCACATCGTTGACCAAAAGTCTCGGTGCGAAGACGATTATACACAACCATGGGAGCATCGTCCTGATCCTGAGCCACAGGCCCGGGTTCCAAAGCGCTTCGTGGACTATCCAACGACGCCGCAAACTGTGGCCGAGAAGACACTGGCAAAGTTTGGTCAATGGTCAGACTTTCAACGAACTGAGATCTCGAATGATGGCAGGACACGCATAAAGTTCAAAAGCCACGACAAGAACACAACGCTCGTCGCGGTCTCGGCGGTTTTTCCTCTTGCCAATACGACCGAATGGGTCGTTTATTATCTCGAGCCGAATGGCAGCGTCACGATGGATGACTTCGACGTTGATTATTACGGTCATACTCTTTTGGCTCAGTGGAACGGCTATGTTGATGTTGAATGGGCGAGCGATTAACGGAGGCGTCTTGAATGGTAAACTCAACGCAAAACTCCCCGAGTGACGACGTGATCATGACCGTCGAGAACGTGCATATCTGCGTCACCTGCGACAATCTCAAGCGAGACGTCGATTGTTACTATTGCGACGTTGACGGCAGCACACCACAAAGTCTCGCGTTCACATGCTTATCGTGGGTCGCATACAAACCGAGTGCATCATGAGTTTTGAATGTTTCACCTGTGCGAATCTATCGCTCAAGATGGAAGCCGGATCATTTACGTGCCATCGGTATTTCAACTGTGAGATCCGCGAGATGCAGGAGCAAGGAATCAAGGACTGTCCCGGATGGAGGCCTGCGAGATGACTGATTCAGAAGCATTATTTCTCGCCCTTGCGATCGTTGTTGCTATTGCGTATTGTGTGTTTGTGCTATGGTTGGATGAACGGAGGCGGTTTAAGTGAGCGATTCGTGGGTCAACTCACAATTCGCAGCACGCAACCGCCGCAGGATGGAAGCACTCAGCGAGACAAAGAAAAGCGAGCAGCGTGAGAAGTCCGAGAAGTTCCGCACGACCGAATACGGCAATTACAATCGCACGGTCTACGTGGGCGTTGACCTTGGAAAAAAGGCCGACTATACCTCGATCATCTTCCTCGAGCCGTTCCTCCCGATCGAACTCGACGAGGAACAGGAGGATCGGTTCGTCTATCACGTCTCCCGAATTAGGCGACTCCCGCTCGAGACGCCATATCCGAAGGTCTCCCGCTTGCTCCGCAAGACGTGGACTCAACTGATTGAGAGTCCTGACTTTGACTATGTCTATGTCGTCGTTGATGAGGGCGGCGTTGGCGCGGCAGTAACGGACACGGTCGTCGAGTTGATCCCGAATGCGGAACTCTATCGTGTCACACTCACCGGAGGAATCCGGCCAAAGTGGAACGACCCGAGGAGTGTCAACTTGCCAAAGCCGCAAATGGCGTCGACGTTGATCTCACTCTTTGAGACACATCGCTTATGGGCGGATGCGAAGATGAAAGGTCAATTGGAGGAACTGAGAGAGGAACTGAACAATTACGAACGGAAGATAACCGACGCAGGTTATGACCAGTTTGGCGCAATGAAGACCGGAATTCACGATGATACTGTGTCAGCGATAGGAATCGCGGCGTGGGTCGCGGAAGACTCAGGAGGCGGCGCTGTGCCGTTGTTTTGGTGAGAGAATGATCGACGAAGACAATGAGAAATATTTACGACTGTTTGACCAAGAGATGAAGGAAAAGCGAGACTTTGAGAAGGAATACATACGACGCAAGAACTTAAACGGGAGGTGAGTCGCTGCAATTAGCAATATGCCACTGTTCGATCGATCCATTTGTGGTCGCGGCGTTCGTGGCAACAATTGTTCTCATTTGCATATTCCGATAAATGAAACAACCAAATAAACACGATTGCCGCTATTGTGGTTTTTTCAATGGTTTGACCTGCAAGGCGGGATTGATGCTTGACGATTATGGCTGTTGCGGCAAGTTCCGCAACCAATTGATAGAGAGGATTCTCCATGGCTGAGTCAAAGAAGGACAAGAAGCGGCACGAATTCGCCCGAATGATGGATGCTCACCGTCAGGAATGGGACAAATTCGGCATGGCACGACTTACGCCAGTATGGGAGAAGGATCGCAAGGCAATCCGTTCTATCTTCCGGGCAACTAGCTCTCCTGAGACCGCCATAGAACACATCAAATCTTATTATACTCACCAAGCAGGCCTTGGTTGGAAGCTTGCACTTAAAAGTCTATGGGTAGAGACGGGACGGGCTACTATTGGGTATATCCATGCGTTCCTAACGGGTAAAGACGTCAGCAAACCGATCACCAAACAAGACGTTGAGGACGTTGAAGACATTGTTCCCGATTGGGAGCAAACCGTCAACAACCTGATTCAAGGCAGCGCATTCAAAGACAAGATAGTCGGCATCGATGACACAACACAAGACAGCATACGCTCCATAATCGCCGACGGCATCAAGAACGGTGACTCACACTTTGAGATAGGTCAAGCGGTCGATTCGATGCTCGGAGATTCATGGGATGGTAGAGGTCAAACAATCTCGCGGACGGAAGCGAATTCGGCGATGAACGCGGCCTCTTTACAAACCATGAAAGCAACAGTTCCCGATTTAAACAAGACGTGGAGCACAACGGGACTCGACAACGTGAGAGAAGCACACGCCGACGCGGACGGTCAATCTGTACCCATGGACGACACGTTTGACGTCGGAGGCGAAGACTTAGACCATCCGGGCGATCCGTCAGGCAGTGATTGGAATATCATCAACTGCGCTTGCACCATCTTGTGCGAAGCGGCATCAGGAGAAGAAACTGAGGAGGCGACCGAATGATAGAACCAAGAGGAGAATTCGATAAACGAGGCTGTGAGGAATGCAACACGCCTTTAAAGGAGTGCAAGGGCGTCAGAGATAAAGCGATGGATGGAATTCACCTATACCGAGGTAGATTCTATTGCGACAAATGCCTGCAAGAGTTAGGCCGCAGGATTCGGGACGGCGAGATCAAAGAGGATGAGATTTGATGCGCGAGGAAGATCTGCACGGCTTGGAAGTCCGAGCAGTTGAATTAGCGACCACGTTACATAAGACGATTCAAGAGGGACTTGCGGATCACGAAGCGCGACTTCAAGATCTCGAAGAAGACACGGATTATTCGGCGGATCTCAAAAAACGGATCAGCAAGCTCGAGGTTCAAATGGAAGCCGGGATCAAACTATGGAAGCAACTCGATCTCGATGTTGCACGGCTCAATAGACTTCTATTTGTGATCCATCACGCAGATAAATAACGATGTCAGGCACATCTCCGAGCGAGAATCGCATTGTCAAATTGATCAATGAATACTTATCAGCCACGGAGCAGCCGGGCCTCGCGTATCGCTTGAAGCAGTCACGGTTTTATACTCAATACATTGACGTCCTTGTCGACTCGAGGAATCCTGATCATTATCTCGCGATAGAAGTCAAATCTATCAATCCGACCAAGACATCAAAGTTCTATTTTAGCTCTTGGAAGCGCAGCAAAGGCAAGCACCAAATCACCACAATCACCGAATTCATTGAGGACACTGGCCGGTTTGGAATCCTCGCCGCTGAGATTAAGCAGGGACGAGGCCCGAAGCAGAACGAGTTTTATCTGCTCCCATGGAGTCACGTATGCGGCGCATTCCTCGAGGGCGAGGTTGCTATTGATCCGAAGGACTTACCCGGCAAATATCCGCAACTCAAAAAAGACGCCAATGGTTTGCTTAATCTTGAGAAATGTCTCTCAGATCTAAGGTAGTTTTAATAAGCATATAGCAACACATATATACACAGAGCGACCTATACGAGATTACATGAAAGAACTGGCCACAATCCAAATAGAGAAAAAGACGCGGGAGCAGTTAAAGCGCTTCCAATTGAAGGAATCAGCACGAAAAGCCAAGCGATTGACTATGAGCGAATCAATCGACGTTTTACTCGAAAAGCACGGTCAGTTCTAATATGTTCAATCGTTTCCTAATAGGAAACAACAAAGAGAGGGCTAAAAAAATGTCAAACACCGTTGAGAACAGGGAACAATACATTCATAATCTGATATTCGGTAGCGGCGCAGATACAGGACAGGCGCTAAGTATAGATATACAAGCAGAGATTGCGTGGCAGTTGAAGCGCATTGCGGATCAACTCGCAAGCGGAGTTCGGCAGGTCGGGAATTTTTAGAGGCGACATTATGAAAAGTGCCGAAAAATTTCTGACGTTGTGCGTCCTCGCGGGCGTCGTCGTCGCAATGTGCGGATGTACAAGTCCGAGCAACAATGCAGTCCCAACAGTAACGTCGACGGCACACAATAATACAACAAAGACAGCGGTCAAGACAACGAAGGCCGTTGTCAAACCTACAGCGACAGTTGCACCGGCGGCAGTCGCAACACCCGTACCTAATAGTAATATGCCAAAGGGTACGCCAACAACAACGCCAACCGCCGAGCCGACTATTCGCAATTTGCACGGCGAGGATCAGAGCACGTGGGTTCCGACTGCAACGCCGACAGTCACCAAGATCCCGACGCAAGTCTCTATCTCAGGCAACACGAACCCGATAAAGAGCGGAACGGACATCACTTTCACGTTCACAGTCAGCGCAAAGACTGTTCCGATTCCGGGACAAACTGTCTCGTTTGACGCATCAGGCAAGCAACTCGGGTCGGCAACGACCGGAAGCAACGGATATGGGACTTTCACGTTCTCGACCGCCGGACTTGTGCCTCTCCTACCCGGGGACATCACAATCGGCGGAACATACGCCGGAACGTCGCAATATGCCTCGTCGTGGGGAACAATGGGATACTACATAATAGCGTGAATTTAGTCGGGAGAACTCCCGGCTATTTTCTTTTTGAGGTGAGATAAAATGACCGCATTGGCAGCATATCAACGCGAGATAATCGCGTGTGAAGTGATCGAACTTTTTAAAGACGAGAATCCGGGCAGGAATATCGACTTCTCCGCCACGGAGACCGTGCTGAAATACTCTTTTGTCAAGGGCATTTGGTCGAACGGAGGTGCGAAAGCATGAGCAACGAAGTTCTACACGAAGTCGATCTTCAATACGTCCTCGATGAGATCGACCTGCTTAAAGCGAGACTTGAGGCACAAGGCAGGGAGGTTAGCATACATGACACATCCAATGCCAACCGATGCCGCTGAGACCGTCTTAATTGAAATTTCGATAGACAACTGGAAAAAACTCAACAAGATCCGCGAGGATACGCAGATCGGAGTAGATCAAAATGCATGCGCAAGCGGAGAACCCCGGAAGGTCACGATGGATGACGTTATCTTTGATTTGACCTATGGGATGTATTAGAATGCGTCGCAAAGACATCTATGACGTCCCCGAGCCGGTAAACGTCACGCTCTACGTTGAGTGTTTGGGTTTGCATCAGGAGACGTTTATCCCATACATTGAGTGCGTGGCGTGCGACTATTCAATCCGCCATCATGAGCATTTGCAGTGTTCGCACCCGGAGGCCGCACATGAATGATCGCCAAAAAGAAAAAGCGAGGGAATCAAAGCGCAAGTTTAATGAGGCGCATCCGGGATACCAGCGCGAGTATTACCAAAAGAATCGAGACAAAATGCTCGAGTATCATCGCAAATACCGCGAGGTTAACAAAGAAAAAAGAAACGAAGCATTGCGACAATGGAAAAAAGCAAATCCCGACAAGCTCAGGATGTACGATCACAATCGCAGAGCGCGAGAATATAGTGATAACTCCGGCGGGTACACCATAAGCGAATTAAATACATTATTTGAACAGCAAGAAGGCTTCTGTTTTTACTGCGGCGAACTGCTTTATGCGTCGTTCGATCGGGAGGTTCACGTTGAGCACAGGATTCCGCTTTCGAGGGGGGGCCGTAACCTAATCGAAAATATTGTTCTCTCTTGTAGCGACTGCAATCTGAGCAAGTTCACAAAAACGGATGACGAATTTTTGGAGGCTAAAAATGAGTGAAGTGGAGTTAATCTATCTGCTCGATGGGATAAGCATCGGGCTTATTTTCAGCTTAGTGATTCAATACCTCGGGCGAAAGCTGTATGTCGAGAGGTGAAAAATGACTGACGAGAATTATTGGTATGGCGCTCCAAAAGCCGGGGAGGAATTTGAATTAGTAATTGAAGGCGTCGAGCAGTTCAAAGCAAACATTCTTAATTTTGGTCAAGCCGTCGAGGCCGCAATATCCGAAGCTATGAAAAACATTGCTCTTAACGTCCTCGAGCGCAAACGTGCCGGATACGTGGATAAATTAACAAACGATTGGGATGCGGCGACGCGGAATGCACTTATGCAACGGATTAACCTTTACGACGCCGTTATCGATGATTTAAGAGGTGAGAATTATGGACATAGAAGCAGCCAAGACGGTCGCAAGGCAGGTCTCAGTTGACCTAAACGAAGCGGCCGATGATATATTAGAACTAAGCACAACGCTCGCGGAAAACAACCGCGAATTCAACGCATTCAAAGACGAGATGGCAGCATACGAAGCCGAGGCGCGTGTCGATGCGAGTCAGATAAACCCGCAAACAGGCAAGCCGTATTATCCGAATGTAGACGCACAAGCTGCGGCCGTTCTGCTCACACTCAACAAGAGTGAGAAGTATCGCGTCAGGCGGAACGCAATGCGCGACCTCACGATGCAAATCGAGATACGCAAGGCAAAACTGCTCAGGCTTCACGAACAACGACGCGACATCAAGACGGAGACCGACATTATCCTCGGGCTTACAACTCTATGACCAACCATAAAGCCACGTTGAACCTGAGAGTCTATCCGCACACACGCGAGGCATGGACTCAACTTCGTGACAACTATAAGCATTGGGACAGTAGAGCGACCGACGCTGATTTTTTAGAACATCTCCTACAAGTCTATGAGGCGGCGTTGGAAGTCAGAAAAACCATTGGGATGTCTTAAGATGGGACGAACAATGTCGGAGATGTGGATAAACACGTCGCATCTTCAAGACCGCATCGAGGACATATATCGCAATATGAAGCACCTCGCAAAGCGCAAAGGTGCGTTACTGCGAACAAAGCTCCTCTTTGACGAGGTTTGCATTGCCCGCGCAGAGATTGAGCAGGTCAGAGAAGACATGGACGTCCTCATGTCGATCGTTAATCGGGCGGGAGATGAATGATTGAAATGGTCGACAAAAACGAACTGGCTTTAATGGCGGATGCCATGTTTGTTCCGACGCGCGTGGGTCTTGTCGTGACAGGCAATCCGACCGTTGTGGAATGGGGTGATTTTGGTTCTAAGATACGACAAGTTGAAGGAGCAATTCAATGGCTTATTGGAGATTGGCTCAACTATGGCGAGCTGCGTTATGGGGACAAGTACAAAGAAGCAATCAAAAACACGGGATATGATTATCAATCCGTAGCAAATGAAAAGACGATGGCAGGGAGGTTTCAATTTTCCCGACGTCGGGAAAATCTTTCGTGGAGCCATCATCAAGCAGTTCAAGGAGTCCACCCCGATGAGGATGGGGACAAACTATTGGATGAAGCGGAAGCGAATGATTGGTCAGTCAAAGAACTGCGCGAAGCAGTCCGTGATATCAATCGCACAGAACCCGAATCACTCCCAAGCATTGAAGGTGAATATGACATAATATATGCCGATCCGCCGTGGAAGTACGACGTAGGGACGACAACCCCGGAACGGCAGATCGAACATCAATATCCAACGATGGAACTTGAGGACATCAAAGCAATGGACGTTCCGTCGGCCGAGAATGCGATGCTATTCCTATGGGTCACGTCGCCGAAATTGGAGGAAGGACTTTCGGTCTTGAATGCTTGGGGATTCACCTATCGAACAAGCATGGTATGGGACAAAGAACGCATGGGACTTGGACACATCGTTCGCATACAGCACGAATATCTATTGATCGGGCGAAAGGGCAAGATGGCGTCTCCTCCCGATGCGTCACTACCTCGCTCAGTTATTCGGGAGAAATCGGCAAGGCACAGTCGTAAACCCGGTGTTGTCTATCGAATCATTGAAGATATGTATCCCGAAGCACGAAAGATAGAACTCTTTGCTCGCGGCAAACGCCCGGGGTGGACATCTTGGGGAGACGAAATGGCCGCAGTAGAACAACGAGAAGAGATGTGGTTCAACGATAAAGAAGAGTAAAGTAACAAGGTTTGCGGATACATTAGTCCCCGCAACATTTGGAATAGCGAACTGCTCAGGGGAGTTTATGAAGAAACTAGGTTTCAATAAATACAGGCAACCATATCGACAAATAGTGCTATTTAAAGGGCTCGAATGCCCCGGGAAAAATGGTATGGGAAAAATATCACCCACTGATATAGATGCATTTGCAGAGATCCATGACAAATATTACTGGTTCGGAGAGACGAAATTTTACGACGAAGAAATTTCTAAAGAATTGAGGGGGTTCGATATAGCGAAATCCATATTCGGTAAAAACTGGGGGCAGAGAAAATCATTTGAGACCGTGACTGATGATCTCACAACAAAAAAACCAACAATTTGGATGCTTACGACACACACACAACCGCAAGAACCTCAAGATTTACCACCCGTTGAGTTTGCCGATACAATCCTGCGAGTTTATAGGTACAAAAATTTGTGGAGGCGACCCAAAAGAGAGGGCATTACAGGACTCGAAGCGTGGAATTTGTGGTTAGAAAGATGTGGAATAAAAGTCAGGGGAGAACTTGCGAGGTATTCTTAGAAAAACACGCAGGATATAGGCGGACACGGTAGAACGCGAAGATAAATTATCCTAAACCGGAAAGATTTTTCTTAATATTCGATAACTCAAGAGGTGAGACAATGACAAGACTTTGCATAACGATGACCACAATCGAACCGGGCGTCGTATCGCCGTCATATCTTGAGGTGATACTGGACAAAGGCAGCATATACAGCTTCCAACCGCCCGGAACCTGCACAAGGATCGACATTATGGAGGTGATCGAGAATGGCCGACACGACGATCACGCTTGATGATTCAACAGTTAAGCGACTATGGGACGAGAGCGGATGGTATGAGAACTATGACACGGTGATTAATCGCTTATTGGATCGCAAAGGTAAGGTGAGACGATGGCTCCAATGAACGGCAAGACACGGACGATTAAGATCTATGACACGACCAAGGAACGACTGACACATTATCGATTGCCGACTGAGACTTGGGACGATATGGTCATTCGCCTGATGAACTATTGGGACACAGGGATTAAGCCGGAGTATCATCCGCATCCAACGAAGCACACGATCGAGATCCAACACAAGGACGGCCCGATTGAGGTTATGGAACTCGATGAGGAACGGCCCGGAGCAGTCGTGATCAAACGACGTGACGATCTTCTATGGCCGTATAGATAGTAGGTGAAGCAATGAACATATACAACTGGCTCCTGATCATAATCGGGGCCGCAATAGTTATCGATGGAATAGGCAGCGCCTTAATCGCAAGCAACTATCACAGCGTATGGTTTGATGGTGAACGATATGCGCGGGCATTGGCAGGCGTGGCGATCATTGTGTTGGCGGTTCTGATGCGATGAGTCTTGCGGAGTTTGATAAGATGATAATATCAATAGCGGATGAGATCAAGGTCGACAAGATCACGTTGACCAAAGGGTTCGACAAGATAGCGAACAGCGAATTCATACGCATACAAGTCAGCGCAGGCACAACAACATACGGTCATACGATCTATGAGAAGCACCATCAGGGCGGTTGGCAAGATCTAATCAACGAAGGATATACCGATATGTCGGATCTTAAATTCAAAGATCCCGACGATGAATAAAGGAGGTTGCAATGTTAAAATGGAATGAGATACAAGGCAAGGAAGTCGAGGACAATGTCACCGGGTTCCGGGGCATCGTTGTCGGCGTGATTGAATACTTCAATGGCTGTATTCAGTATGGGATTCGGCCACGTAAGATGAACAACGACGGGACTTATCCCGATCTTGTATGGCGTGACGATGTGAACTGTAAGGTCATTGGCGACGGGATCGTTCCGACTCCAAGACCGACAGGCGGCGAGATGATGGAACATCCATCGGAGCGATAAGATGGATGCGTTTCAACTAATGGCCGTGGCAATAGGCGCGGCAGCGATAACGTCGTGGATCGCAACGTATAGGAGCACGGAGAACGTTGTCAATCCGATGGGACTTGTCGCAACGTTGATCGCGTGGGTCTTTGCGATCGCATTGACAGTCGCGTTGATATGGTGAAGTATATCGACGTGGATATGAAGGTGCGCGAGATGTTCCACGACGATAGCATTTGGCAGGCGAAGACCAAGGACGCAATCAACACGCTCAAGGAAGCAGGTTATCGAGTTATGCTTACAGTCAAACGCGAAGACGCCGATGATTGTTGGAAGGAAGTTTAAGGAGGTGATAATCAATGATCAGTAAGCAACAACTACACGATGCATTAATAGCCGCAGGAGCGAAGCAAGTAAGCAACGCGGCGCTGACGGACTTCGAGGCGTGGATCACCACGTTCATGAATCAAGCAGCGGTCAAGGCAGTTCAACGAATGCAAGCGGACAAGCGGGTTCGAATAGAGGTGCAGGATATGGGAGAGTGAATATGACAGCAATACGACTGCCTCACGACGAACGCGGGTTCTTTATGGATGCGTCGATCGATTACGTAAAGAACAACTTGCCGTGCAAGACCTGTGAACATTGCGGACTGTGCAAACCAACGCTTGAAATTCCGGCCGACGTCGTGCGGCCCGGGAGTTGTGCAGTCGGCGTCGAGAACTACATCCTCGGCAAGGGATGTGAATCCTACACGACGAAGATCGTGGAGGTTTAACGATGGTAAATGTTAGTAGAATAAGAACACCAAAAAAGAACTATGGTATGGGATGGCATCGGGAACTTCCCGATCCGCGAAGGTTGCGATACGAGCGATTCGTAACGCCGCCCGCAGTATTGCCGACAACGTGCGACATCACCAATCTTGTCAGCACAGTCAAAGATCAAGGCAGCGAAGGATCTTGCGTTGCTCACGGCGTCACCTCGGCATTCGAGGGATTGCAGATGAAGCAATCAGGCTCGGCCGTCTTGGGATGCCGCAACTATGAGTATCGAATGGCGAGGATCGTTGGCGGAGACTTCCCCGGCGATAACGGATCAACGATTGCCGATGGAGTAACAGCGACCGTCAAGTATGGCGTCGCACCTGAGACCGATTGGCCTTATGACACGAATGAGATGGATGCCAATCCGCCTTTGAAAGTCGTCGACGATGCAGTCAAGGACGAGACGAACAACACATATCTCCTCGATTCAGCGCAAGGATACGTCGCAACATTAGCCAACATCAAGACTTGTCTCGCCGTGACAGGATTGCCCGTTGTGTACGGCACGCCCGTCTATGCACAGATAGAGAACGTCGGCAGCGATGGGATCATAACCTATCCCGGAGCGAATGAGGAATCGATCGGCGGTCATTGTATGGCCTTCTTTGGTTATCAGCCGGGTTATCTGTGGACACTCAACTCTTGGGGCGAAGGATGGGGCAAGGCATTCGGCAAATTCAAAGGCGGCCTCGGGTTATTGCCTGAGCAATACATAACTGCGGGCCTTGTGCGTGACTCTCGAGTGATCGCAGGCGAGACGGAGATCAATCCGACTCCGACGCCTGTGCCGCCAACGCCTACACCAACGCCCGGGCCTGCGCCGACAGCGTGCGAACAAAAGCTCAAGAAGATCCTCAATATCGTGACGAGCAAATGAGCAACTGTGCGCTGTGCGAACTTGAGGGAACGTGTGAATGCGAGGGTCACAATATTCGAGCAGCGAAGTCAAGGCCGGATCAGGTAATTGTCGGCCTGATTATCTTCACGATCTTATTGGTCGTGTTGGCAATCGACGACTTACTGCAAGAGATTCACAAGGTCTTTAAGGCAAGAAGATAATTAAGGATCGTCTTCAGTACTGGCCAATAGGCCCGGGTCTTTGCTTTCGTTCTCCCGGGCCTCACCTCTCTTTAATGCAGGGATTGACTCGACCCGTATTCAATCGGGGACGGAAGAAAACAAAGGGACGCCAAGATCAAGAGTGATCGTCCGCCCGGGTTAATCCCGCGACTTTTTTCCTTTGTCCTTTGAGTAATTCGGATCGCTGCTTCTTGACGTCGTCCGTTTTGAACCCTTTTTAGCACGACAACAACGGCACGACCTCTATTTGGCAAACGGAGCAATTTAACTATTTATGCTCAAACGTCGCATGTTATCATGTGAACTGTGCGAGGCCGAGGACTCACGCAGGGATAGGAGGAACAAAGAATGCCAAAGAAGCGACGAACGACAAAGTGCGTCCTGCATCCCGGTTACAAAGCCGGGGGCATGACGTGTATCTTCTGTTTGGAAGGACGCGAATGTTGTGACGTATGCAAACAAGAGGATCTCTGCAAGACATGCGAGATCTTTGAGTTCTGTGATCCGACAACGAAGGGAACGGCATGACAGATACAGAATGTTTAAACTGTGAAAGCATCACGTTTGATGGCTACACAGTATGCAAGATCCTAGTGACGTGCGATAAACACCTATGTTTGTTTAGTCATGATCCATGCAGCGGATTCAAAGAGATGGAATGATTCCTCTCTCTTTTTTTTAATCAATCTCCTTACGGAGGCCGCATTTGTCTTTAATTGCTATAACGATCAAATATAAGGCGTGCCTACGCGACGTACTGACTCATTGCTCACTCGCGCCCGTACCTTTTCCAAGTCATTTACCAAGGCCGGGTCTCGCTTAGGCGGCATGGCCGCAGGCACAAGCGGATCGGCAGGCTTTTTTACAACGTTCTTAAACCAATCGAGACAGGTTGGCGGGACGAAGCGAGGCGTTCCGCAGTTCTTACAATCATACAACGAACTGCCGTGGTTCCGTGCGGCAGTAAGCAAGATCGCAAGCAGCACGGCGGGCGTTGAATGGCTCGGATTGGCGGAAGATCCTGAGACCAATCAAATGATTCCGCTCAATGATCTCCTCGAGGGACAGAAGCATCCTCTCGAGATCTTCTTATCGCAGCCGCATCCTTACTTTTCTTGGCAAACCATCGTCTTCTTGTGGACAGTTCATCTTAAAACGGTCGGCGAAGCGTTTGGCATTTGGGACAAGACGCCCGAAGGTTGGCAAATATGGCCGATCACTCCTGACAAGATAACGAAGTTGCCAACGCCTGACGAACCGGCATTCACCTTATCACTTCCAAACGGGCAATTCCCCATCCCATACGATCAGGTTCTATGGCTGCTCGATCCTGATCCTACCTCACCATACGGACGCGGATCGGGAATTGCTCAAGCATTGGATGATGAACTCACGACCGACGAGGAAGCAGCGAAGACCATACGGAACTTCTTTGAGAATCAAGCACGACCTGACATCCTGATCACTGGCAAAGGCCTCAATCCCGAGAAGACGAAGCGGATGCAAGAGGAATGGGTCGAGAAGCAGGCCGGTTTTGGGAACGCCTTTAAGCCGCACTTCATGAGTGAGGCGGTCGACATCACGACCTTTAAGCAGGACTTCCAATCGATGCAGTTCACACAGTTGCGCCAATACGAACGTGACACAATCATTCAAGTCTTCGGCCTGCCGCCTGAGATCGTCGGCATACTTTCATCTTCTAACCGTGCCACGATCGAGGCGGCCGATATGTTCTTTTCCAAATACACACTCACGCCGCTGCTCACACAAATGAGAGAAGCGTTCCAAAAGCAACTCGTCCCGATGTTCGATGACACTGGTCAGGTAGAGATCGACTTTGTCAGTCCGATCGCGGAAGATAAGGATTATCAACTCTCCGTGATGTCGGCGCATCCATACGCTTTTCTAATCGACGAGGTGCGTGCGAAGGCAGGCGAGGAACCGTTGCCTGATCAAATGGGCGAACGCTTCCCGTTGCCGATGAACATCAATCTCAACGCCGTCTCTGAACCGTCCGAGGAATCTCCTTATGGTGAACTCACGCCCGAGGAGGAGGAGGAAGGATCAACGGATGAGGCATCATCCCCGGCAATCCCGCTGATGGGATTCAAACCTCGGACACAGGGCCGGAAGGTGATCACAGGACGCGGGAACGTTGTGAGACTTAGGCGACGATAACGGAGGTGGACAAATGCAATTTAGTTATTTAGAATTCATTGTGACGCTGATCTTCTTTGAGATCCTGTTCGTCTTATTCCAAATTTACGGAGTGATCAAATGACATTAGCAAAGGACGTGAAGCAAGGCGAGATCATTCGCAAACTCTTTAAAGTAGATAAACCCGTCGCGGAAGATCCAAACGACGACAAATCGCCGTTAATCTTCACGATCACAACGGACGTCCGCGATAGAGACGGCGATATTGTTGACCCGGCCGGTATAATGGTCGAGAACTATGCGAACAACGCCGTGATGCAGTGGGCGCACAAGTATGATGACCTTCCGGTCGGCAAGTCGGTCGAGATGTGGGCGCAACCAATCAAGATCATAAAGGCGGGCAAGGAAGTCACGCAACAAGGCGTCAAGGCGGCCGTCGAATTCCAACCTGACGACAACTATCACGAATCATTCTCAGGACTTCGAGGATCTATGGTCAGGAGAATGTATCTGACAGGATTCCTCAACGCTGTCTCGATCGGGTTCGATCCGTATAATTGGAATGAGATCGAGGAAAAGGATGAGGAGAGACAGGAATCGCCTATGAGTTCCGTGTTTGGCAACGGCACGCACTTCACCAAATGGGATTTACTTGAGTTCTCAGCCGTTCCAGTTCCCGCAAATCCGCAAGCGGTCATTGATCGTGCTGCAACATTCGGTCACGACAAAGCGATGGTCAAGGCGTTCCTCAAGGAGATGTCCGATTATTGCACAGAGGAAGGATGTGCGATGAAGCGAGTCAAGAGTGAATCAAAGTCAATAACTGACACCGATAAGAGCGACCTGTTGGCAGGGATCGGTAAAGAGAACCTTGTGGATCTGTCGGCATATCACCGGCGCTTGCACATGTTCGCCGCGCAGGGGAACCTAATGACAGGTTTCACACAGGCTGACATGAACTGGCTGCACGCGCAGGTAGAGAAAGCGATGTGTGACTTGCACAAGAAGGACGATCCACCGTCGAAGTGCGCCGATCCAAGTCCTCTCGAATGGAAAAAGGACGTTACCACTAATCATCAGTTAGTGGAGAAATGCTCTCACATAACAGAAGTCACAGAGCGCATACGAGAGCGCGAGGAGAACGCGGACAAGAAGCCGCCGAAGATGGTGGCAGTAAATGTTACATCAGGCGGACAAACGGCCAATGTCAGTCATTATCAGGGCGCGGCCGTCGGTGAAACGACCGGCGATACAAGCGCGGCATGGGAATGGACAACAACTTCGCCAACAAAGGAGGAGGAGAACGTGAATAAAGAGATTGATGATCTCAAGAAGATGGTCGAAGATCAGCAAAAGCAGATCAACGAACTTAATGAGACACTAAAAGCGGGGCGCGTCCTGAGTGCGGCGAATGAGTCCGACCTTAGAGACGCAGTGACATCGCATAATTCGGGCGTCAAGTTGACGAATGGCGTCTTGGCACAAGTGACAGGTAAACCCGGGGCCGGGCCTAAACCCGCACCCGCAGGGCCGGAACCTGATACGCCGCCTGATGACGACGGCAAGTCAGTCACCGAGCCGGTCATTGACGTATCATATCCACTCGGCCACGAAGTCGCGGAACTAAAGGACGTGATTCCTGATGTTCCCGAGCCAGTGGTCGCCGATGAGGAGATGATCATCATCTCAGAGGAAGAACTCGATACGCTCATTCAAGAAGCGTATGACGAGAAGGCAAAGGAATTAGGGTTAGACGACGAACTCGCGGCAAATGCGAGTTAATGGAGGAAAAAAGATGGCAGAGATAAAAGCGACTCGCCTGCAATTGAAGGAGATGATCGAGGAGTCGATCGGCAAGCGCCTCACGGATGCCGTGAAGGACGCCAAAGACCGGCAAACCTTGGGTCTCTATCAAATGCTTGCCGCAGAGCGAGATTATCAGGACAGAAATAAAGCGGAGAAGGTCGACCCGATCGGCGGTCTTATGATCGCTCTTGCACAGGGCAAAGGCGACATCGATAAGTCATTCTCTTGGGGACAGCGGAAGTTTGGCGACAAGTCAAAGATCACGACTGCACTCAAGGCAATGCAAGCGAGCACCGACACGGCAGGCGGCTTTTTAATCCCCGATGTTCTATCAACGGAGATCATCGAACTGCTCATACCAACCGCAATCATGCGGAAGATCGGCGCGACGATAATGCCACTTGTCAACGGACAACTCAGCATTCCACGAATCACCGGCGGAGCAACTGCCGCGTATCTCTATGAAGGTGCGAACATTCAAACCTCACAGGAGACGCTCGGACAATTGAACCTCGTCGGACGCAAACTCGGATGTGAAGTTGCGATCTCGAATGATCTGCTCAACTTCGCCGTTCAGAATGCCGATCAGATTGTCAGGCAGGATATGGTCACGCGAATGGCCTTGAGAGAAGACCTCGCGTTTATGGAGGGCGACGGTGAAGCAAACACTCCGGTCGGCCTGCGGAACGTTATGCAAACGAGCAATCAAATCGCTATGACTGCAACGCCAACCGCAATCACGGCAACTCTCGACGCGGGCCGTGTTCAAACGCTGCTCGACAACGCCAACGTTCCCGACACACGACGGTCGTGGATTATGCGACCCACTACAAAGAACTGGCTCGCAACCGTAAGAACTTCAACGGGCGCTCTAGCGTTCCCCGAGGTTCAGGGAGCAAACCCGGTTTGGTGGGGTTATCCGGTCGTGACTACGACCCAAATGACGATCGACAGCGGGACGTCGAACTACATATACCTCGTCGAAGCGCCTGAGTTGATCATCGGTGATGCGATGACCATGAGAATCGACGCCTCGAGTGAGGCCGCATACGATCTGAGCGGAACTCTTGTGTCTCCATTCTCGAGAGATGAGACGGTCATAAGAGCAATCAGCATGCACGACTTCGGAATGCGACACGTCGCCTCCGCAGCGGCATTGACCGGATGCACATGGGGATACTAATCCTCGAATAGGAGTTGATTCAAAATGGGTATAAAAAGAGGGATGCTCAAGCACGTCGCGGTCAAGATGACCGATGCTCCGGTGACTATCACGTCGCCCGGATCGGCGATCGCGGTCACTGCACTCAGCACAGCGTTCGATCTCGGCGTTGACAAGAAATATACGTCCGTCCGAGCGATCTTCCCGTTCGTCAAAGCGGGAAATGGATCGGTCACGGTTCAAATGGAGATCCAATCGAGCACATCGAGCGGCGGCACGTATGCTGACGTTGGCGTTCAGTTACCAGCGACGACAAACATCGATCCGACGACGGCCGCGCTCTGCGTTGATGCAGGTCACGGCTATGTTGCCACAACGGGCAACGCAGTCGCTACGTCATATTGTGACCTGATTAACGCGAACCGCTATCTCAAGGTATTGATAACGGCGAACTTCAGCGCGGTAACGACGCCAACAGTTATCGGCCCGATAATCCTCGTCTTTGAGGGTTCTCGAGACGAACCGATAACGAACACTGGAATGCTTACCACAGCGTAAGAAAACATAAGAAGGGCGTGTTTATCCACGCCCTCTATTTTCACCTTGGAGGTGAGCGAATGAAGATGGTTATCTTCACACAGAACCACGCCGGGTATAAGGCGGGCGCGGGTCAGTTGTTCGACGAGACTATTGCGGACAACTTGATTCAAGGCGGATACGCCAAGGAATTCAAGACAAAGGAACCGGATATGCATGAGAACATTCACAACGGCACGCCGAGCGACGAGGAACTAAAAGACCGCGAAGCAAAGGCAGTGGAGACTCCGAGAAAAGACAAGATGATCCACAAGCCAAAGCATAAGAAGTGATCCACGATGACGATGCAATATCGAACTGACCTTAATGTCAACTGCATCGACACGCCGCAGATCATCGACGGCTGTGTGACATCCTCAAAGTTAGCGTCGGGCGTTTTGCCGTTGGTCTTAACAACAACGCAACGGCAAGCGTTGACTCCGGCAACGGGGCAACAGGTCTATGACACCACGCTCTTACAGCCGGTTTGGTATAATGGGACGGCGTGGACTGATGCAACGGGACGCTGCTTGTAGGAGGTTAATATGAAGCTAATGCTATTCACGGTCGCAAGTCGAGGCCGCAAGGTCGGCGACTATGTGTTACTGAACGAAGACGAGGCAATACGGGAGTATCTCGCAGGAAACGCGACATACAACACGACCGTTCCCGGGACTTATCCGGCCTGCAATACGACCGTGTCAGCCGCAGTCCCCGGAGTCGCGGCCTTTGATCCAATGAGATAAACGATAGATACCAAAATGCCCGAGACACAATACATCAAACCCAAAGAACGGGGCGGACTTGGATACGAGTATGAAGTATTCGATCCGAAGGTGATTGTCAAGAACAACGTCTTCCCGCTCCCGCACGAATATCACAATTGCTCAACGTGCAGGCGTGCAAGTTTGACAACAAAGCAACCGCGAGGAATTCAATCGTGGTGCGGGTTTACAATGAAGTGGAAAATGGAACGCGAGGATCTGATTGACAACGGCTGTCCTGCACACGCCCGGAAGATCCCGAGGGCTGACATCTAAACAATAAGGAGACACGATAATGGTTGGAACAATGTATGAAGGCGGGCCGCTGAGAATGGTCGGTCACGCGACGGAGCGAATCAATTGGCTCACGGACACGATCAAACTCGCACTCGCTAAATCACAAACGAACTCGCCGACCTATATCCCGAACAACGAGACTGAGACCAGTTACACCACAATTGCCTCAGCGATGGAGACGACAAACGGCGAGGGCGCGGGCTACACGGCAGGCGGTCAGTCAATCGCAACACCAACGCTCGCAATGATCACCGATCCCGATGACTCGCTGCGTTACCTAAAGTTTGGCGGAACCGCACCGGCTCCGTGGACATCGTCGACGTTCGTGACTGAGGGCGGCGTGGTCTATGACAACACAGCGACCAACAAGCCGCTGATTTGTTATCTCGACTTCGGCGTTGAGAAGGACGTCACGGCCGGGACATTGACGATTGTATTTGATGCCAAGGGAATTTGCCGACTGAAGGTAGTTTAATCACCGTGTTCGCACTATGCCGATGGACATCGCGGGAGACCTAAGCCGTGGCGCAAACAATCATCTTCACATTTGCACAGGATTCAAAGACTATCACGAATCAGGTCGGATACTCAGCGTACAATGGAACGGCGAGTCGGCTCCTGTGGAATGCGACCAACGCCAACGGCGCACCGTATCCATTGTATGGCCTTTTCAATCTAGGCAGTGACGGCATCTCAATCAACAGGGGC